CAATTGTCTGATCCTATACATTGGGGAGGAGACCCTACGAATAAACAACAATTACAAAGATTTAGTAGTGTAGGAACTCCTACATATAAACAACAAATGGATTTCCTTAATTTGTTCTCTCAATATAGAATGGTCTACCACTGTTCTTTTATTAAAATTAGCTCCTAAAATTGCAACTGAATTAGCCGTTTCTTCAAAGAATGTTCCGGTAGGTCTTATCTTATGTGAACCACCTCTAAGAGTAGTAGTGAATTCTCGATAGATGATTGAAGTAGTTCCTCCGTCTAATTCACTAGTTTTAATTCCAACAGGCTGCATAATTCTACCACGAAGATTATGCATAGACCCAGTATCATAAACTATAGGGGCATCATTGACTAATTTTATACTGTCAGCATTTTCAAGGAAAGGGTCTTTAAAATGTTCAGTTAAGTCAAAAGCATCTATAACATCCTGGTGAGACGTGTGTTCCTGATTTCTTTTTAAGAAAGAAGCTGTCAAGAACGATTGAGATGTACTTCCTAAATCAGCCATTCCTGCGACTTGTGGGATTATTTCAAGGTCAAATAATTTATGTTTAACTGTGTGTCTGAAGACAGTACCAGCTTTTCTTAATTGAGCAGAGACATCATCGCCTAATCCGGCTCCTGAAAGATGCTCAGCCATTTTCTCTAGTTCATCAAAGTCAGAACGTGTTTGTGTACCTATAACATCAATACCCTTTAGTTTCTCAGCTAATTCTATCAATGTTTTAGCTTGTTGTTTTTGTGTATGTACTATTTTATCAACACCAGAATATTTTCTATTGTACATAGTCAATTCTGTTAAGATTTTTACATCACTACCTTCTATATTATCAGTTTCAATATCAAGTATAGCTGCTCTGGAAGATTTATAGAATTTCTTAGCTCTAGCAATTTGTGTCTCAATCGGAGTATCCATTTGAGTACCAATAAGTTTTGTTTTACCATCTGCCAGTCTTGCAAAAGCAATCTTTCTATTATTCATAGTATCATTAAGAAATTCTTCAAATTCTTGGTCTTTGAATTCATTAATTATACGAGAATCTGAATGAATAGGTATTTCAGTGATTGTACCGGCTTGCTTCGCCGCAGCTATAAGGCCCTTTCTAGTTCTAAGATTCAACCCCTCTACATAAGGTGACCTTGGATTTATAATAGGAATAGACCCTTCCACCAATGCTGTCAACTCAGTATTTCCTTGGGCTGAAATAATCCCTTTAGGTAATTGTTTGTATTGACTATTATCTACATCTATATAACGTAAGGTGGAGCGTCGTGTTTTAGTATAATCCTCTGTCAGTATTTCAGGAGCTACCGGATTAGTTTGTTCCATATGGACTAATAGTTTATTTAAATCCGAAGACATAAATGTTTGGTTGATAGAGCGTCCAAATGAATCCTTGGTAACATCTGTTTCAGCTACGTATAATCTAGTTGTTCCTCTAGCCTTTTCAGGAAGGTCCCCCATAATTTCTAATTTCTTACGTAAAGAAGTAGTCTTATCAGTTAGATTACCTTCCATATTCCCCCATATATAACCTACAGAGATTTTATTGCCGCGTACAGTGACACCACCTCTTTTAGTTACATGAGATAGTTCTGCATTTTCAATAATTTCTGTTCCAATGTTTTTTCTAATATAAGCATCCTCTTTAAGTAAAGCCTTTATATCAATAGCTTTACCAGCTTTCTTTTGTTCTTGAATTTTAGAAACGGTACTTGGTTTTAGGAATAATTGCTTATTCCCTGTTGTATTAATTTTATCTACAAGGTTTAACTCAGATAGTACAGCTTTAGTGAGAGCCTTATCTCTTCCAATAATTCCAGTTGCTTTTCCTAATTTAACTTTACTACCACCTAAGAAATCATCTATAACCGTAGGAGCATCCATACTAACGAATTTGGACACACCACCACCAAAGTCTTTAATTTTTCCTATTTCATCAAAAGACCTATCGGTTAATACATTTCGTAATATTCCTGTATTTGGAACATTACCCATCATTGTATTTTTATTGTACTGAAAAGAATAATGGTTTCTATAACCACGGAAAAAACTTCTTCTAGCTTGTTGTTCAGCATTTACAGCTGTTCTTGCCATTTCTACATAAGGATGTCCTGAATCTGAAATAGCTTGAAGTACTACATTATTAAGACCTTTATTAAAATCTCTAATAACTCCCATACCTTGAGAGGCATGTAATTTATCCCCTGTATGAAATATTTCATTCAAGACTACCTGGAGTCTATCTGATTGAGATTTTTTAAAGTGTGGACCAAATCCAGAATCACGAAATTGCCCCTTATATTGGGCATTATCCCCTATAAGTACAGCCAATACCTTCTTTTCAGTATCAGATAACTCTGGGGAGGGAGCAGCTTTTAGCTTACGTGCTGCTGAAACCATCCTTGTGTTATCAGATGAACCTGAAACTGATTTTTTAAAATAATTACCAATAAATCCAGATTCAGAAGCAGTAAGATTAGTAGCACGATTAGCTCCAACCCTTAAATTTTCTTGAGTAGTTGCTTCATTGAATACTCTTTTAGCAAGGTCATCTATATAATCTTCTGGGGTAACCGATGTCTTATGGGCCATTAAAGCTTTTTTAATAGATTCTAAATCGGGGATTCCTTTACCATAGAAGACCATTGATTTAGCAATTTCTACAATGCGTTGGTCAAACACTCCAGCTTCTTCAGATTCGGCTCCTATCATGAGCAAATCTCTTAGTAATTGATTTTCTTGACTAAGCATTGCTGCTTCAGCTTCCTGATTACCTTTGAAAGCATCTTGAATATTTTTAAAGTACTGGGAACGAACTTGTTGGGGAGTTAATAAACTAATATCCCCTAAACTATTATCTCTTAATAATAGCAGGTGTTGTGTTTCAGCGTAGTGGAATTCACGAACAGCATTAGTGAATAAATGGGTAGCGTAGATATAAGCACCACCAGCTACCACAGCAGACCCTATAAACTGAATTATATAATCTTCTTTAGTTCTCTGGTCTCTGAAAAGGTCACCAGGAACTTTAGGCTGCTGTTTATAGTCATTATCAGAATGACCTAATCCTCGCGGGATATTCACACCTAAATTAGAGGGTTAGCCCAACATAATTGAGGAATATAAATAGAAATAAGGTCTAGCCAACTAAGAGCTAGACCCTAATAAAGAACCCTTATTGAGAGGTATAAGGTTCTAGTCGGTAGAAACTGTAGGAGGTGTTACAGCTTCACTGGTATCCGTAGGTGCCTCGTCAGTAGCACCATCATTTAAAGTCTTCAAGAAATCTCTAGCTTGCTTAGCTGCGTGCATTTCTTTCTGGTCTGTCAATGAAATCTTATTACGTTTCATTCTCTTAGGAGTGTATCCTCCATTACTATAAACAATATAAAGTAATTTAGCTTTATTAATCTTCTTTAACTTCTTATTCTTTTCAGCTTCTGTAATCAATTCTTTTTCAAATTGGTCTTCTATAACAAATATTTCCTGTTTAAAATCTGGAACAGGTGTAGTGAAATTACCATACTTTGACATCATTCATTCTCCCACTCTATCAATCGTTTAACTGCCTCAGCAACATCCATTAGGTATGCTTGTTCAAATTCTGAAATAGCGGGGTCTTGCTTCTCAAAAGCCCTTGGCAGTTCTTCAGTATTAAAACTATCGTTCATACCTAATATTATCGTATCAATCGTTACTGACCAATATAAATTAATTGTGTTTTATTTAAATCAGTAACACCAAAATCATCTACGTACAGCGCAGTATATCCAATAGTCGGTGCTGAGTACTTACCATGATTAGTGAATTGATACATCATTGGCTTACATAAGCAACCAGTACAAACTAAGAGTCTTCCTTTAGGTGTGAACTGAGAAAATAATTTGTGAACATGACCATTTAGGATTATTCTAGGGGAAGTAGGAAGATTCAATACATGGTCCCATTCTCCAATCCATTGGTCAATCTTCAATAAGGCTTCCTGCCCACAGAAATTATCAAAGTGGCTAATTAAAGCATCACCCCTCATTCCCATGAAGTCTAATTCATAATCTGTACCCATTGAAACTCCAGGTGCAGTATCTTTAATAACTGAAGAAAGGAATTGGATATTAGTTAAACCACCACAAATCATTTCTACTGGATTCATCATAAGGCAAGCCAATTGTGGGAAGGTATCTTGGATTCTACGCATTGCATTCAGGTCATGATTTCCACCAGGAAGAATAAAGATCCTCTTGAATTTACTAGCTAGGATTTCCATCACTGCTCGGCCCTTAGCTAATTCTTCGCGAACTGTGATATAGTCTAAATTCTTTCTGTGGCGGTTAGCTCCATACATATCTAGAATATCACCAGCTATCCATAGCTCCTCAGCAGGGTCATTACAGACCGCAGCAAATGCCTTCTCTGACATGAATGGAATATGAAGGTCTGAAATAACAGCAATTCTATTAGACTCTTTCTTCAGCTTTACATCATATTTAGGGAATGATACATCACCAATAAGTGATTGTAATTCATTTAAAGCCTTAGACATATAATCTTTAGAATCATATACTTGTATAGATTGAATATCTGCTTTATTATAAATGGAATGAACACTTTTCTGTTCATCAGTCTTATGGTTGTTCCAAGCTGCTCGTATAGAGTTTCTTGCCATAGTTAAAGTTTCAAAATCACCTGCTTCAACTAGATTAATTGCACTTGGTTCTGTAGATTTCTTATTCATCTTAGCAACATATACCTCTACTGCTGTCTCTGAATCTACACCCTGAATCAATGCATGTTTCAGGAAGGAATCTGGAATATTAATTTTCATTTTATACCTCTTTTATCTCTCATTGATATTACGATTTATATAATACCAATCTTAGCTACCAGATTGAGATTGCTCTCTCATCTGGTGTATTAGTTCATTAGTTTTGTCTTCAAATAAATCCGTATCGACATTAATTACGTTCTTAGTAGAAGGGTGAATGGAATAACTAACATCCAGTCTATTATATCCACCACTCCTTATTACATCATTGATAGCTGAACGCACCATCCCTATTGTGGGGTTATCCATTCTAGGAATTGCAATTCCTTTACTATAAGCTCTTGCCTTCTCAACTCTTTCACGACTAGGTTGGTCAACCTTAATATCTTCTAAAGCTGCTGAGCGAGTCTTCAGGTCATTCATATCAGAATTCCCTGACCATCCATCCCATTCAGGTCCTGGTAAGAAATGACTCTTGAAATAATGAGTTAAATCTTGTCTCTGAGGAATATCTCTATGTTTAACTCCCAAGAATTTACCTAACACTCTTCTTTCAGAATCACCTAATAAATCATAGAATTTAGTCTTCTCTTTAGTAGAGCCAGTAGTGATTAAAGATTCAGCAATCTGTCTATGCCTATCAGGAATGGCCGCTAAAGCCTGCTGTAAGCTCCCTGCTGCCTCGTTGTAACCGTACATGGTCTCACGAGCCTTTCTATCGGCATTAATAGCTAGAATGCTCCAAGGACCAATGTTCTTATTAACCCTCTCTTCATTAGAGTTCAAGGAATCAATATCAACTCCCTCTTCTTGCTTAGCTTTCTCTTTAGCTCCCTCAGCATTAGCAGTTTCCTTAAGGTAATTTAAGGTATCCCAATATTCATCGAATTCTATACTTCTCTTATATCTATGTGGAGTCCAAGGTTTACCTGTAGCTAGTTCTTCAGTCATTCTAATCATTGACATAGAAGAGAAAGCTAGAGCACCTATTTTCATGGCTTGTATTCTAGCATCCTTAGACCTGAAGAACATTCCTGTTAATAATGCCCCAGCAATCCCAGCAGATATAGGGTCTTTATGAATAAAAGATTGAACTGTGGGAACTATCATTGTATCATAAATAGCTGAAAGACGTGAACGGTCAGTACCATAAACTTCCCCCCTTTCAAATTGTTCAAGACCAGTTCTAGTTCTAAAAATTTTATTCGAGAGCATATTATCAGAGTGAATAATCTTTTCTTCTATCTTTTTTAGCAGTGAATTATGGAACACTACTTGGGTTGATAAAGGATTTCTATTCTCTAAATCAGGTTTAGCATATTTAGAACGTATTAATCTTTCATTGGTTAATCCTACAATAGCCTCTAATGGCTCATCAATCATAAGTTCAGGATTTAATTGTCCTTTCAGTAATCGTGCATTGATATACCCTCCACGATGTATTCCATAATGAGCTAAGACATCTGAAGCATCATCTAGACCAAAAGCCTGATTATCCCACTTAACTCCTGCTAATTTAATGGTACCAAGATTAGTCAGTATATTTCCATCATCAGTTATATCATCAACTCTTAAGTTCTGGTTTTCTGTATGTACATTATATCTCAAAGGATATAAATTATACTTTTCTTTCAGTTTCTTAGCTTGACCTATAGCTTGATTTAATCTTTGTTTTTCAAATCCACCAAATCCTCCACCTTTCTCAGCGAATTCAATAGCTGCTCTGTACTCAGGACTATTAGGTGCAACCTTAGCTAGTATTTCAATACGTGATAATAAATCATATGTTTCAAATGGACTCACATCTCCATCTGCTGACATTTGCTGAACAACTGCTCTTGCTCTTTCAACTTTCTCTAGGGTATTCTTCCATCTTTCAGGGTCGAAGTCATAATCTTCTATACGAGTCTGAGACATATTATCTCTATTAACAAAGGCTAGGTGGGCTCTATGATACCCTGTGATTGCCATATAGGTATTAATCTGGTCTATATACTTATCAGGAGTGTGTCCCCATCCTTTAGAACCTTGAGTTTTAATATCAACTATCTCAGGTCCTGAATCTCCATTAACAATAGCATCAATAGTTCCTGAAATATTATGTTCTTTATCATATATTGATGTTTCAGCACCTACTAATATACCTAAATCATTTATTTGATGCTGTATAGCTCTATGAGCAAAGCTGCCAAAATCGACCACATCCTCAACTCCATCACCTTCAAGTTCTTTCATAGGGTTGAGCCATGAATCAATAATCTCTTGTTCAGTTCCACCTATAACAGAACCACGAACCTTCATAGGACTCACCCACTTATGGCTTTGAAGATAGCTCTCACCAGGTAAATTAAGTTCTCCAGCGCCTGTACGCATATACATATCTCCGTGGTGGAATTTAGTAGGTAGCCAACTAGGAGAATTATTGGGATTTTCATTATAGGCATCTAAGTCTTGATTTTCCATAGGAACAAATCTTCTACCAAATTCTCCATATAATCCAGTTAGTTCACCGTAATCACCACCCCATAGAAGTCTATTCAATGACCTTGCATTATGTGGTGTTTGAATATCAAAGGCACCATGTTCTTCTGGATAAAATGGTAATCTCTGCATCAAGGCACCATAAAGACCCATCTGCTCTCTAGCAATATGAACTCCCCTAGCGAACATATTATAGGGTGTTAGATAACGTAGGTCCATAAGAGATTGTTCTTTATGGAACCCTAAGTGTATTTTATCACCTGAAGCATACTCAGGGTCGCCTTGTGCATTAGTTGGTATTGCCCCGCCACCAGAACCATGTCCTGGTCCACCACCATACATTCCAGGATTATAACCACCACCGAATGTTCCAATTCCCATAGAACCATAAGCTGAAGAAGAGTTTATGGTGTAACCTGTTGGCTCATGTACTCCTGTGAATGTACCATAAGGCCGGTCTTGGGCGTGTTTCTCTTCCCACCAATGAGGATGTAAGAATACTTTAGGGTTGAATATTCCTAAAACATTTTGAGTATTTGGAAGCCATGAATGTTCTGGATTACTTATATCTACATTATCTGCTTCAGTCCAGTGGCTAGTCCATCTTCTATAGAAATTAGGTCTATAATAGTCTACAGCACCTCCAGTCAAATTACTCCTAGAACCTATAAACCAAAAACGTCCTTGTCTTACTGCTTCATCTCCGTAGTGTAAGTATTCTTGTTCTTCATCTCTACTACGTGGTGTGAAATACTGGTCTAGTCCTGGAATAGAATATACTAATCCCTTATCCATTCCAGTTGCCCCTACAAGGTCTTTAATACTGGCTAAGGATAATCTACCATTGGCTAATAGATTAGCTGCCATATCATCTAGACCTAACAATCCAGCATGATGCATATTAGCATTGATATTCTTATAAGCCTCAACACCCACATATAAAGGTAACACTCTTTTCAGTCCATAACCTAGTATAGACCTTAAAGTTGTAATACGGTCTTGTTCTGGAATACCTAATCCAATTTCTTTTCCAATATTCTGAGGAGTCTGTAATAAGACCTGAGTTAAAGCTGATAGCTGTCCATGGGCTGCTTCAGGTCTTCCTAATGCTTTTAGATAATCTCCTATACCAAAACCATTCTTAGTCATATCAGTCAAGAATGCTAATCTTTCATCACCTGACATATTATATAGTTCTGAAAGAGAAGGGATGTTAGTTCTAACTACAAAATTAGTTGCATCTGAGAATGGATTATCAGTTAGTTCTTCAGGGTGGAATGGTCTCCCCATCTTAAATCTATTTTTAAGAGCATCTGCCAAATCAAAATCTTCACTCATTTTGGTTAAGATATAATTTCTCTTTTCAAGAGTCACTGTATCTAGAAGGCCCTTCCCTTGCACATGCTGGCTCATGATGTCTAGGATGTTCATCCTAACATGTTCATTAGATGATAATCCACCTAACTCTTTATTATCTAATAATAAAGAACCTAGTTCTCCTAAACGAGACCGATTTATTGCTTCAAATTGTTCTCCGTCTTTAGTACGTTTCTCTAGTATTCCTGAAAAGGCACTTCTAATTTGATTGGTACTAAATCCCTTATCTTTCATAAAATCTATAAGGGGATGGCTTAAATCAAGATTATCTTCAAGACTATGTGTTAGGTTTATCAGGGAGGTATCGCCTAATAAATCTTGAATCTTTTGGACTCCCATTCCATGAACCACTTCAGCTAATAAACCTGTTTGTAGTTGAGATAGTGGAGTAGAAATCCCATCATGACCTAGTGTACTATTCAGAACACCTTGAATAATACCACCTTCTTTAGGAGTAGTATTACTTAAGTGTCCTTGTTTCTCTCCTCCCAACATAGAAATAGCACGAGAGAATTTATAAGAAGTTTCCTTAGATAATTCAGAATCTAAATTGGTTATAATATCAGGTTTACCTGTATGAGTGGATTGCTGGCCTTTATATCTAAGATTCAATGATTCTCGAAGTTCTTCTGGATTATCAGCATTGAGGAGCATTCTACGTATAGCTCCATCAAATGTTTTAGAAAAGTCTAGTTTTCTAGAGCCATAATTATATTCACGACCTATTCTAATTAGTTCTTCTGAAATATCAGTAGTGCCTTGACTAGCTTGATTGATTAAATAGTTAATGGCTTTATTATAGGCTATAGGACTCTTATCTTTCAAACCTAAACTATGTGCGGAGTCTTTTAAGTAATCCATTAACTGTAATGGGTGTAAGTCTTCTACAGCAACATTAAAACCGGTACCATATAATTTTCTAACTAAAGGATTGAATACAACACTCTTAGATTCAACTTTCCAGCCATCTGTTTTTTCATCATAAATCAATCTACTAAATCGTTGTGCATTGTTATATAATCTATTTTCTAGATTACTCTTATCGTCTCTATCTCTAAATTGGAATAAACTTTCTAGGTAATCATCAGGCTTATTTTGTCTTGCTTTAGTTAATCTTCTGAAGTGGGCACTATCTGAATGACTGAAAGAAGTGTAGCGTCCTTCTACAGCTTGAATAACTCCCATTGTTCCAGCTTCATTTTCCGTATCAGGGCTGATAGCTAATAGGGTATTTCCAGTTCCTAAAAGTTGGGTATGGGCAGTTACAGAGTCTTTAAACCCAGCTTGCCTCATCAGTTCAGGATTATTGATTGCATGACCTAAACGAGTTATAACTCTACTATTAGGTTTAAACATATTAGTGAAAGTTTTCATTGGTATTGAAAACTTATAAGGCACTAGTGGAATTTGTAATTCATTGATTGCTTTATCTAAGAATTCATCCTTAACCGCTCTGAATTTATGCAATGGAACTATTTCAGTTCTTCCGTTCTTAGTTGTTTTAATGAATCCAGTTTCTGTTTTATGGAAAATATCCATAAATTCATTCTTTTCAGGATGTGAACCAGGAAGCCCAGTACTACCTGTATAATCAAAGAGTTTATCAGCAGTTGCTTGGAATCTTTTAATTAGCGTATCTACTGCTGTTTCGCCATCAGGTCTATGGGTTAAAGCCCCCATATTATCTAACATACGATTGACAGCTGCTCTGGTATCTTCATTCCCTGGTCTGTCTACTAAATCTCCCCAGGTGATATCTTTGTGTTTTGTAAATCCAAATAATTTCTTAGTAGCTCTAGTTCTTTCCCCGTGGTAGCCAACCGATTTACGCATTGTTTCAATGATAGTTCTTCTATTCTTAATAGAAGCCATTATACTTTGTAAAGATTCTCTGGAAGCTTTCTGATTAACTGATTGGTCTATCAACTCTCTAAATCTTTTTTCTTGTTCATTTAGGGAATTGAATTTATACTTAACCCCCAAGTCTTCTGACATACTATTGAATCTTTTAATAATATGTGTACCCAAGAATGTTTCTTCAGTTTCATGACCTCTACCTGCTCGACCTACTTCAGCTAACATACCCTCTAATTGGCCACGAGCGGCTGTGTACGCTGTTTTAGACTCATCTGCTACATGTGGTTCAAGTGCTTCGGTGAAAGCTCTAATACGCTTGAAATTAGTGGCAAAGGTAATGGAGCTTTGTTCTATTTGTTCGCCTAAACCAAATAATGCTTGTGATGCACCACTTGTTATATTATGAATAACATCTTCTTCTGAAGTAACTCCTAATTTAGAACCTAAAAGTCCTAAAATAGTTCTTTCAGATTTACCCCCAGCTAATGCTAAACCAGCTTTACCAGCAGCTTGTAGTAATGGTCTTCCAGCAACTAAACCTACTCCTATAATAGCAGCTAGTTTAGCCATACCAGTTAATTTATGTGTGAAGGAATGATGGTCCTCCTGCCCTTCACTATAATAATTCAAGCCACTGAATAAAGGCATTATTTACCTCGTGGCTTCTTAGGCTTCTTCCACTCAAAAACTTCTACTTGCTTTCCTTGTTCACCGTGTCCTGGGAAAGGATTCTGGTCTGCTCTTTGGTGTTTTACATTAATAAATTCTTGGTCACCATCAGTAGTAGGAACATCTCCTCCCTCAGCGCCTTCCATCCCAAAGGCTTGGTCTACAGGCATTCCATATGTAGTTTCAAACATCATCTTACCTAATAAGCAATAATAAGCATAATAAGAGGGGTCTGCATTATGAAGGGATTCTAGAGAACAGCCACTTATCATTGTACATGCTACACCTTCTATTAAACCAGTAGGACTTGTAAGCCAAGCATGAGCTTCCTTCAATGTCAATGCTTCTTCAGTTAAGCCAGAGTATTTATAGATTTCTTCTAATATTCTCTGTACTGTATAATATAATTGAGCACCCCAATCTATTTTATTAACTACACATTGTTTCAGTATATAAAGCTCACCATCATAAGTCGTAGGTTTAGTTCCAGAAGCACGTAACTCCTCTCTAGTGACCCCACGAAAAACAAAATCAGTCATTGACTGATTCTGGTCTTTTAATTGAATTGTATACCAACGAAATTTCTTATCTCGTTTTACTAAGTCTTCCATTACACTTCATAGAGTCTCATTTTTCCAGCAGATAATCTATCCCCAGACATAATAGGTAGAATATTTTTCCATTCCTCATTACTAAAAGATACAGGATTATAATTGATTACAACATTTGCTGTTAGGCCACGGATTTCATCTCCAATACAATATCCATTGATAGTACAATCTGTTAAGAATTCTCTTTTAGGATGGGGAGTTTTAAATCCTTTATCATACAAAGCTGAAAGAGAGTTAGAGTATTTAATTCGTAAATCAATTGCATCAAAGATATTATCTAAGTGATAGGGTTTATTAGTAACAATCAATATTTTCTTATTTTTCAGTGTTATAGCATTGAATAAAGCTATATCAGCACAATTATTTAACCTACTGATATTAAATTTTTCTTGGTATAATTCATAAGCTGTTTGTTGTTGCATCATAGGAGTTCGCTAACCGATGCCTCCTCCGAAAAGCCCGAAATAGTAGAACCTATATAGATTTTCCCATTTAATAAATTTTCTATTCTATAGACCCCAAAATTCTGTAATACTGGTTCTATAGTTTTTAGACTCATAATTCGGTTACCTCAGAATCACTACTAAAGCCACTTACACGTGTAATTTCTTGGCTGAGCAAAAGTATAACTCCGCCGCTAAGAGTTTCCCACGGGACCTTTGTAGGCCATACTGTAACTGCTTTACAGGCTGTACTTTGCTCGTCTTGGGAAGAATTTACCAAAAATATATCAGCCTTAGTTAATGGTCTTATAACAAATTCAAATCCACCAATCTCAACTTTGAATAACTGAAATGGAATCTTCTCTTTCAGTTCTACTATTTCTTCTTTAGTGATAGAAGGCCAATAATCAAAATCCTGAATAATTTCTGTATAAATATCAGGTCTTAAAGGTCTTTCAGCTAGGTCAACATCTAAGAATCCACTCTTCTCTTGAATAGATTTAACTATATCAACAATCTTACCAACTGGTAGGTTATTCTTATCTTCCGTTGATACTGGCGGCCAGATAATACATTCATCAAAGACCATATCATTGATTTCTTCCATTGGTAGAAGATTATTCTTCAGTGTTTCTTCTTTGATTCTAGTACGAATACGTTTCATTAAATCATGGTTGATTTCTTTGAAAATAGCTTCGTATCTTCCAGTCTTATCTTTATAGTGGTAAATAGCAATTTCAGGGCCTAGTATCGCCTTAGCTTCTGCTACAATTTTTGGTGTTACCTTATCTTTTCCGAGTATCATTATTATTCCTTATTGTAAACTTTCTGCATTACCAAATGCTGTCTTAATAGCTGCTTCCTGAGTACCATCTAAATCTATATGATTTAGTATTTGTAAATCTCTGGCTTGGAAGGTCCATGTTTCTACAAATCCCCGTCCATCATCATTCATTGAAACTGCCTGTTGCATTAAGTCAACCCCTATTAATTTCTTTCCTGTAGCTGGTGACATCTGCCCTACATTCTTAGTTTGGTCTATAATCCCATCAGTGTAATAACTAGTAGAGTCAGTATCCATTCTTAAGATTTGTGCAGTCTTTATTCCAGCACCTAGTATAATACTAATATCGAATCCAGAAGGCCTTGTTTCAAATATTCCCGATACTTCATTAATATCACTTTGGTATTTATTAACATCTTCAGTATCTAAAGCAGTAGTCAATTGCTTCTTACGTTTTGCGTATTCAGCTGCTAATTGTGGATTATTATTGAATTGTTCTATTGTTGGTGCTGAAAGAGAATTACTGATATTGGTCATAGGAAGAACAGGTCTTATTCTTGTACCTGTTTGGCTTAAATCAGTTTTATTAATTGAACTTTTCAGAAATGAATTATCTGTTTTACTTAATAACTGAATCAATGAATATACATAGCTATCTTGTTTAAAATTTAAACTTATTTCTCCAGTTATAATTCTAGAACCATGAATAACTCTATCAGGAATATAACTTGCATAACCATAATACGGCCTCACTTGTTCAGTTATCATATAGTTTAATTGAAAAGCTTCTTGTAAAAATACATTATCTGCATAAATAGCTACATCTTCCCCAGACCAATAGGTAGTATTGAAATTATCGACAATCTTAAATTGGTTCTGTAAGAGACTGGCAGATATCATAATTAGAAAGGGAAAGTAATTCCTAGGAATTTAGTAGTTGGAGGGGCAGCTTTTTGTACTGGTACTTTATTAGGATTAGGTGGGGTTAAGAATAATTCATTATCATTTTGAACTTGCTGAACATTTACTAGTAATGAAGCCTTAGCTGCCATGAAAGTATACATTTCAGTCATTTGAATATCATTGATAGATACATTCTGAGAATTATCAACAAGAGTCAATGACCTCACCAACATAGTTGATGTATTTCCTCTCTTATCACTGAAGACAAGGTTCATGTCCATTGGAGGGAGGTCTGTTGGGTCCATAAAGGCCACATCAGTTCTTGCATTTCTCCAGGTAGCATAATAGGCCATAGCCTCTGCAAATGGGTTTCCAGTTAATATAGTGAAGCCAATTGTTCCAGCAGTGGTTAGTTTACCATAAGTAAACCCACTTATTCCAGTCTTACCAAATCTAGTGACAGGGTATTTGTCCCTATGTTTGGACATAGACAATAAAGTTAATCCTGGTAATTGAACCGTGGGAGGGCGGTCATAACCAGGAACTAAGAATGGAAGAATTAAGGTTGCATGAAGGTCACATGCATTGAATTGATTGGTACGTTGGGCAGCGTGGAGGTCACTAGAGTTACTATCCCAATAGATTATTTGGTCTTGAGACCTGGCACTTATATAGTTCTGTGAATTAGCTGCTATCTGGTCAGCAGAAACCCCAAGTCCCGATAAAGACATTCTATTAGAATAGAGGAATTTTATCTCCCCTATTCTAATCTATCACTAGGCACCACTGGTACCAATAATTCCACCAGTACTATCTAAAGGTCTCCATGGAACAACTGCTAGTGCTACAAAGGTAAAACCTGTTGCATTTGACATATCAGCTGAAGAGAAGCCTGAAGTTTCTTGGGTGATTTGAATACCAAAGATACTAGCTTTAGCTGCTCTACCATCACGAGTTACACCAATAAGAGTTAAGTCAAATGGAGGTAATTGGTCTGAGTAGTTTACAGTGGTAGCTCCTACTAATTTAGCTGTATCCTTAGCCGCTGCGCTAACAAAAGCTTGATAATCAGTAAGGCTTAACCCTCTCAATCCGTAAGCATTACCTACAGATGTATTAGGATTGGTACCAACAGCGTAAGAATATCTATTAATTGCTGTATTAACTGCACCAGGAGTAGTAGAAGTTACAGCGATAGGAGAGGTTTGTGTAGCATTAATTATAATGTTATTATCTCCACTATTAAGTGAGCCTTGAGTATTAAACCCTCTATCAGTTACCCCGAAGACTTCTTCTAATAGGGCATGTTTATCATATAGAGAGAATACAAGGTTACCTACAATAGCTCTTTTACCTGTAGTATAAGCTACTGCATCTCGTTTACCCATAACATAGTTTCCAGCTACATCAGTCTGAATAGACCATGTACAAGATTCTAGGTTAGTGACTGGAATATGATTGATATACGCATGAAGGTCACCACCCGTGAAGATGGTTCTTTGCTGGTTATTAGCCTGAGTTAAATTCGCGTCTAGTGAGCCAGCATAAGGGCTAAAGCCGTATCTAGCGAAAATATTGGTTCCGTCTGTGTTTGCCATTTCTTTTATTTCCTTTTAATTATATTTCCGCTAGTTTATGGTTTCCGAATTGACATAATCAAGTAAATCTTTCGGAGAGAACGAGATGGATTGATTTCTACAGAAACGTGAATAGCCCCTAAGTCACCATCATTTCCTTGGACTTGAACAGTGAAATTATAACCATCACCCTTACCACCCTTAATAGCTCCAGAGTGATTGTATCCTTCTAGAATATTCTGAACGGCTGTTTCCATAGCAGCTAAAGCTTGTTGATTAGTAGAACCACCATAGAATGGCTGCAATCGTTGGTCTAGGTCATTCTGAATAGAATTCACTAGGTTGATTAATTGCCATTGCCTACAGTAATCAGAGCGTGAAGAAACAGTTGGGTCATCATAAACCCTCATTGGTCCATAGATATTATTACTATCTCGGATGAGAGTTACATAAGCCCCCTGTCCTGTTTCAGTACTAACATTAGTAGAATCATAACCAACACCATTAGTCAACTTATCAAGATATTTACGTGGAATTGGAGTACCAAATCCTGAAACACCTGGTAGTGTCATACGTAATGGTGACCTTTCTGGAGGAATTTGAGTTAGTAACGCAGCATAAGAAACATGCCACATATCAGTGTAGGTGTTTCTATCAGGATGCGTGTAAATAGCTTCAGGTCCTGCAACTACTGAAAGTCGTACACCAAGGTCTACAGTACCATTGAGAGAATCAATGCGGTTCCAGCCGTAATACAAGAATGGACCAGCGCAGTTCCAACGTAAAGTTGAATTATATGCTGCATAGGCAGTAGCTAAGAGGTTATTAGTGACCCAGGAGATAATAGAACTATCATCACGATGGTTAGGTGGACGAACTGCTATAACACCGTGACAAGGGGAGATATCTGCTGAAACTTGGTCCAAGAAAGTTATAAAGTCAGTTGCTATCGTAGTAGAAGTAGCTGAAGCAGTGTTAACTACCTGATCATCAATATAAATACTAGTTAGTACAACTTCATCAAATCTTAAGTTAGTTCCTAAGACTGCATCAAAAGTTCCTGAGTCTGTGACAGTTAGTAAAGTAGCTAAGCCATTGACACCAGTTGCTGTATCAGCCCCATAGTCATCACCAACTGCTCTACAACCATTAGTACCACCTGTCAAGGTAGCTGTACCACCTGCACTAGAAATAGTAGTGTAAGCTGAAGAAGCAAGATATGTAGGCCAAGTATCAGGTTGAATATAGAAACACTTATTCAAAGGGTTGTTATTAATCTGCTGAATCATATCAGACACTGTTAAGCCTGAAGATAATTGAGATGTTACAGTTCCACCTTTCTTAGCTGGTTGGGTATAAGTAATATTCAAATAACCAGAAGCTGGAAGAATAGTCAATGCAGCAGTGTTATAAATACGTCCTGGGTAAGAAGCTCTTACATCTAATTTACTTGAGAATGCAGAAGGAACCTGGGCATAAGTACCAGAGGCTCTACAAACCCAAATGTCACCACAACCCGCAGCGATAGCTTGGGCAATGGCTAATGGAATAGTAGCTCCATTGGATTTTAAACTCTCAGTAGCATCATTAGGGTCTAGGTAGCCCAATGAGTAGTTAGCAGGTCCAAATAATCTTTCAGCTACTGCGGTGTTATTGATTTGGTATGGCTTATTAATAGGGCCATCAACGGCAGTGCCTATAATAAGCAGCCGTCTTGTCGTCGGATTACTAACCGACTGTGGTATTTTTCCTGATCTTTGTACAAAAGTTGGGCCAGTTGCTCCTGCCATAACATTATCTCCTCAAAAGGTCATTATCGCTGATATTTGTACCATGTACTATTCCAGTGATATGATATTCTACTCTGAATTGGTCCCCAATTCCAGGGACCGCTCCATTTACATCGTTCCATTCTATATATAACAAATTACTACTATCTTGCTTGATATAATAATCTGTATCTTGTTTCAGAAGTTTCAAGACTCCTGTGAATTTATAGACACTACTAATTTTAGTAATTTTAGTTCCTAAAGAAATAGGTATATAATACTTAGAGGAACTATCAGTTCTAGTGTACCAAGGACTCTGAATAAATTTATCACCAAATCCTATGGTTAGATTTATAGACCTCAACTCTGTTTCAGTTCTAATCTCTCTGACTGGAACAGTGGCTGTGAATCTAATATATCTAGCTATGATATCATCCTGGTGACTATCTCTCATATTCATATCCGCCGTTTGGTGGGTGAATGTTAAAGTTATTCCAGGGTCAAATTGTTTTAAAGGGCCTTCACAAAGAACTATAAATCTTTCTAGGTCCCAAGCTATCTTATCGGCTTCTGCATTAGACGTTGAAAAAATAGCGAATTCAAAATCTACGATATGGTCTTGTGCATAAACAACATAAATCACTCCATCTGTATCTAGCTTATAGAAACTAGATAACATAGGACCCATCTTCTGCTTTCTCCCATTAGCACCTCCCGCCCTCCGAGTCACTATCCTCCACGATACTGTGTTTCCATTGACTCTCGCTTGAGGATAAGCCTCAACAATGCTCACACCATATTGTTTAAATTTATTTTCTATCAATCCCCAGATTCTAGCTGGTAGGTCATAAGGATTTAATGAGAAATTAGAATCAATAACTTGGTCAGGAGTCTTTCCAGAATCCAAATCAATCATTACAAGTAAATAGAGGGATTATCTATTCTGTGCAGTGAAACTTATTTTAAGAATTTCATTAGGAATCATTCCTGTGATTTCTACTATAATAGAGTCACCAACTATTGTCACACTAACTGATTCTGGAGTGAAGAATGAAATATTTTGTAATAATCCCATTAATTCTTTCTCCATCTCAGGTTTCCTTCCCTGCTGAATAATTCCACCTAAGAATTGTTCTAGATAGCCATAACCTATTGCATATATCTCAGCACACTTAGAATTATAAATAAAACTAGTGTCAGCTGCTGAAGTAGTACCTTTGAATGTACTGATATCATTTTTAATATGCCTAGTTATTGCCATCCAACCAGCATTCTTAAGTAAGTTCAAATCATCAGAACTTAAATCTGGAGTGAAGGATGTAGCTGAAAGAGGGATATTGGTCATTGATAATCCAGTTGAATTAGCATAACCAATAACTGCTTCTTCAGCAGAATACCTAGTGACTTCCTTACCATCTAATACAGTAGTTATAGTACCTATAACACTACTAACTAAATCATGTCTATAGGGTATACTAGTTAATTGTGTAACTGCCCATGTACTCGCTGGGTCTGTGTACGCAGGTGCTGGAGTAATTATTGCACGGGGTTGAACTAGGGAGGCATCAAAGTTAGCATAAGCTAGATTTATCACATTACTGTCTAAAGGATATAGCATCAATATATGACTGACCTCAGAAGGTAAATCTATCATATCAAAGAATGATGTTATATCACCACTAGCAGGCGTACCATCCGTTCCAGATGTTAAGTGGTATATTCCAGAAGGCATAGTGGTAGAAGAGTTAGTTGCAATAATAGGGCATATACCAAAATAAAAATCCCTATAGATACTGTTATAAATAGTATCCCAGTCTCCTGTATAAGTAACCGCTGGGTAATTAGGTTCCATACCATAAATTCTAATAAGATTAGAACCATTTCCAGATACAACAACACTATTATATCTTTGTCCAGGATACTTAGCTGAAAAGGCCCAACCACTAACTGAAAGAGAAGCGGCCACACCACCTAAGCGTAATATATATGGCATAGTTCCCGTAATCTGTAAATATTTACGAGCAGCAAATAAGAGGTCTGAAACACCTAGATAGGGAGTGTATGTTAAATCTACTGTGTTAGTAGCACCAGTGGCACATAAACCTATAGCCCCAAAAGACACACTGTTAGCTGATACCAATGCTGAATAAAGGTAATTGCTAAGGCCATTCACTTGATTAGTAGGACTAGTCCAGGGAGTGTATGTTAAACTAAGACTAGAAGCTGTAGGTGAAACTAGTCTTCTTTCAATAAAGTTGCCACCCAGGTATTTAACTAACTCCCTTTCATCTTTAGGAAGAAAGCATTCATTAGTTGCCCCGTCTGTAGCTGTTCCACATATTAAACATCTTATCACCAGTATATCTCCTGTGGCCACACCTCTTTCTGTAACACTGGAAGGTTGACTAGGTGTGGAATATAAGTATTAGCCCAGTCTTCATTATAATCAAATCCTTCCACCCCAGTATCAAACCAACCTAGTTCCCTTTCTATATGGTCATTGAGAGATTTAACTAAATAGATACTTGTAACATTTAGTGGCCTTCCAACAGGTGGTCTAGGTACATCTTGGTAATTCTTATTCCAGTCACAGAATAGTACAACATCTTCTAATTGTGGTTTAGCATTTCTAGGGAAATCTAGGGTAGTGACATAATGTTCCATAAATCCTGGGAGTAATCGCATATCAGAAGACCGAACACTTAATTTAGCTTGGCCTAGATTAACTCGTACAGGTATAATCATTGCAGTTGTATAAATTCCAAAGCCTAAACACTTAGGGCAGTATTCATTGAATGTAAAAGAAGACTGTTTAGATATACTATAATGACCAGGACATTTAAATCTTTGGTCTTTTCTGAAATAAATAGCCCAGTTAGGATTATCCCATATGAAATTTTCAGCTTGTAAACCAAAAGGATTAGAATCCTTCCAACTGGTCCCACCTAAGTTCCATTCATCAGTATTACTCATTTTCAGAACCCCGGCCTATAAAAAGCGTCACGTCCCACCATAGCATCATAATTCCATGCATATCCTGGCCAAGCACTTCCGGTAGAGCCAGTCATTGGAAGGTCTGATGGGGAAACGTAATCACCATAGGTAGCCAATTCTTCAGCAGCATCCTGTTTAGCTGCCTGTAAAGCTTTAAGGTAATCACTATCTAATTTCTCAGTGTAATCTCCCTGTTGTCTAGTACGGCCTATATTCTGTAATTCACGCCTCAATATACTTTTCAGTAAATTATAAGTAGCAGCCGCCTCAACCCACTTCAAAGCTCCATAGGAAACTAGGTTAGCCGTATCACGTACATAACTCTCTTTCAGTGAATCTCCCATTCCAAATCCTGCCCCTAAAGAACTAGCGTAGTATTTAGCCTTAACTTCTAATGATGCTTGGTAGATATAATAATTTATAAGGTCATCAGGTATCTTTGATTCAGCACCCAAGAAGCGGGCACGAATACTCCGTAATGGCACGTAGTAGGGGCTGTACGGCCCTGTGAAGAAGTATACCGACTGTACCCCTAAAAGTGTACCATCTGATGCTGTGAGGGTTGCAGGGAGCACTAATTCATATCTGGTGTTATTAGCAATTGCAACTGTAGGCGTGAAGGTGAAAGAAGAAGCCGCACCAGAAGACCATGAACCAGAAACAACAGTGTCATTGAAAGAAGCTGGAACATCATTTCTTGGAATTAAAATCTTAGCCACTAAAGTTATATCACTAAGATTAGGTAAGACCCTAGTGAACACTAATTTTATAGTAGGCCATGCTTGCAGGTTGCTTAAACCATTAACAAAAGAACACGCCGACACTTGTAGTGGTAAGGGGTCATTCCAAGATTCACTACTCGAAGAGTGGGCTATACGTGAAGTACCAAAATAGAAAGAAGCTGGGTCAGACCAATCACCAGAAGCACTATTGGTATAACATCTAACACGCCAATAATAAGTTGATTCAGCAGTGAATGAACCAGCAGGAGTAATACTAATAGGAGTGGTAGTACCAGAAGCTGGAACAGTGGCATGAATGAGGTTACCATAGTCTACACTACTATAATCGAATAAGGAACTTAATTGCAGTTGGTAATTAATAGAACCAGTAGCTGAATTAGCTGCCCATGATAAAGTAGGGAATACATTAACAATACTTAAATCTGCTGGACTTAATAATGAAGTATCTGAAAGAGAGCTTAGGGCAGTAGTAAATTCCCATCTAAAATCTTGTGCAGACCCACGCCCGAAGGTATCACGTACTCCACGATTAACAATTACAACATAAGTTTTTCCAGATTCATATGGAGATGTAGGAGTTAAGGATACTTCATTTCTAGAATCAGTATAGGAAGTGAAAGAAATAGGAATCTGTGTTCCATTATTCTTTTCAAATACAACTACATGTGTAGCTCGTAAAGTATTATCACTAAATTGAGTAGAATCAATAGGCTGTGACCATCGGAATATAATTGACTCAGTAGTAGAGACCACAGGTCCCGAGCTGAGGTGCGGCCAGCGGTATACTATCGTAGGATAGTCAGACATCTAAAAAGTACTCCCATTTAAGCTCATAACTAAATAGAGCCTGTACACTTTACATGTACAGGCTCTAACCTAATCGTTTATTGCTATTTTAATCTTCAGCGGGTGCAGCGTAGAAGTCCACGTAGAACTCCTTCGTTGGGTGAATCCCACTTTTACGCCCATCCTTTTCAGCCTTTTCAATCTGGTTCTTCAGATTACGTAAAGCTCCTGGATTCTGAATAGTCATATTAATGTTACCGTTTGGTGTTGCTTTAGCCCAACTAGCATTAGGATTTGTAGGGTCTGGAGTATAGACTGCATACCATCGGCACTCAATCTGAATGAATTGTCCAGTATCCCAAGCTATCTGGGCTTTCTCAATTGCTTCATCCATAGGAACTGAAAGAAGTTCTCCATAGATATTCCAATTAGTGTATCCTTTTTCTTTACGCAACAATTTCTCTTCTTCAGTATAATTGTGGTAAAGGTAAACGCCGCCAAAACTCATACGTGCTCTAATCATAGTATTCTTTCTCTTATGACCTACTTGTCTTCTCGCTCACGCTACGATCTTGTGGTCCCAACAATATAATATCGTTCATATCAATAGAGTTTAAGTATTGTTTACGAGATTGTTTCAAGTGGTGGGTTTCAATACCAATCTTTTTATATTCTTTCTTTAATACTGAAGAAAGAGTTGAGAATGTAGCCTTATATGTAATCATTAATTTACTAATAGTTTCTCCGCTATTATAATCTGAAAAGATTAGTGGAACTAACTCAGTATGTTTGTAACTAAAACTTTGAATTTCACTTAATTTTTTACCGCGTTCTTCAGGATTCTTGAATTTGGTCTTAGTTCTTCTTATTAAACCTACTTTCTGGGCTTCCCTTAGTGATATAATAGTAGAATCTTTTTCTTTCAGTTTCTTTAGTATAGAATTCCTAATTGGGTCAAAAGTACAATTGAACTTATCTTTTAATTCATCAATAGAATATTCTCCACTAAGGTATAATTCATACGCTTCTTGTTCTTGTTCCGTGGTAAGTTTCTTGTGTGATAGAGCAGATTTCCTTTTAGCTTCTTCAGACATATGCCCACCGTAACAGTGGTGTTGTTCCCCACGAATTAGTTTCATTGCTTCTACTTGTTCTGGGGTTTTGTGGTATTTCAATCCTTTATTCCACGGTACATATCCACTAATTTTAGCAATGGTTTCAGGAGTTTGTTTAGACCCTAATCTACTTTCAGCTTTAGGGTTGATGTTGTATTCTGGTTTAAGGTAATCAATCCAATATTGTTCTCTTTCCAGTACAACCAATTTATCTTTAGACTCCACAACTTCTAATACAGAGAATTCAAAGTTTTCTTCCCCATACTTATTCCAGGCGTGTTGTAGATAAGGGGAGTTTTTACCAGCATTAAAAGCTCTTCTATGGTCAGACCACCGTTTTGCAAATGACCTAGCTGTAGACCCAACATAAAAAGAAGCATCCACCTTATTCGAGATAAGATAGATGCCCCAGACTTGTGAGATATTAATCTCTTTATTATTTTGATTCATACTACTAATATCGTATGAATCAGCGGAAGTTTCTTTCTTTTTCTGTAAAAACTTCCGCTGCCTGGATCACACGGAGTGAGTATTAATTGTCATGATGCTTTTCTGGTTGGCAACGACTCTCAGATTCTTGGCTGAACACATACCATAACCGCCATCCTTAGCAGACATTCCCATATACTTACGGGCCTTGATTTGTGTACAATCTCGGTACCAGTTTTCCATTTGGTCCATATTAGCCTTACCACGAGTAGCAAGGAATAAAGAGTTAGCCTTATCAATGACATACACGTCAGTCAAGAGTGAAGTACCGAGTGAAGAACTAACATTAGTCAATGCAGTTACTTCAGCATAAGGAAGTGCGTAGTAAGGAACATAGGAGATTCCAAAAGGAATAGCTGCCTGTTGGTCGAACTGTGGAGGACGATTCCAAATACCTGCACCGAGTTGACCACCGTGGTAGAACTGTGCCTTTAGAATTGGGTCCTGAGCGAAGATAGGCCAAGCAAGAGGGTGAGCAAGGAAGTGAGTTCCTTGATAGCGTCGTCCCAAAAGAACAGCCATCATCTTAACGAGGTCATTATAATCGAATGAACCATTAGCAGATTGTGCAACCCCAGTTCCTGTAGTCCAATAAGAAGTGTCAGTACTGTTGTTATCGAACACATTCTGGGCCTTCTGCATCATAATCTGATAAAGAAGTGATTCTTGCTTTCGGTCAATAGCCTTCATCATAAGACCAGCTAAGAGTGTTAGCAATGGCCACATAGAAAGATTCTGAACTTCTTCTGATAGTGAAGATGCAAGACCAACTTTTCGTAGACGAATCGCTGTCATATCTTGAGTGATGCTGAGAGTCTGGGCTGGGTAGTCCTGACCTTCTGCAATTTCAAAAGCTTGAAGAGCACCAACCTTAGGAAATTCAATAGACAATGGTGAGTTATCTGAGAAGACAACTTCATCGACTACCTGATTACTGAGGAATAGTGATGGTTCTTTAGGCTGTTGTAGTACTTCAGAGATGACACGAGGGAACACAACGGAAACGTCTGATGTATTCAACGCTTCGTTAATTTGCATAGGTGGAACATTATATTCCTTACCTTCGAAGTCACGTCCTGTAAACTGGGCGTAAATAAATTCCTGAGCTTCCTGCAACCGTTCAGCTGCATCTTCCATTGTGATGGTTGTTCCAGCGGTTGTTTCACCGATTGAAAGACCGTTAAGGGAAGCGTACTTATTTAATGTTGGGCCAAGTGTAGCGTTCTGGACCTGCTTCATTAATTTAAACATATTCATATTAATATTATCCTTTTCCTAATTAGTTGCAGTTTGGGAACCCACCAAGAGTTCCCAATTCCCTTTATTTCACAAAGATTCTTAACGCTCCTACAACGTCTGTAAGGTTAAGATGGGCTGGAACACCGTATGCTGGTGTTGAAGGTGTTGGGTAGTTAGTTGCACCAGTCCAGTCTGTTTGTAAAGGACTTGTTGATGCGCCAGCTACTGGAGTATTACGACCATCAGTTAGGTTAGTGATACCACCACCCCAAAGGGCTGCTCCATCACGAGCATCAGTCACATAACTGTATGAAATTCGTACTGAAAGAGTACCTGAGATTGCAGTGACGTTAGAAGCGATGTCAATAACACCAGTTCTCCAGTTCACTGTATGGTAGAGACCAACAAAGTAGCCACGATTATCAAGTGAGGTATTGGTAGGTAGTGCAAACCAAGTATTAGTAGCATAGTTAGTTGAGTTACCAGCAATATCAATTACAGTCGCATTAGAAACTTCCACAAGAACAGTGTGATACACTGACATTGGATTTGGAGTAGCTAAGATACGGTAACGTGAGCCAGCAGTGACTGTAGTTGGTGTTTCATTACTAACTGGAGTAACTGGGAATTTAGTAGCTGCCAATCTCATTGTTGGGAAGTTTAGATAATCCCGATCAGCGAATTCCACCCACTTCAAGAATGAGTCTGTATTTAGAATATCAGTAACGGACTTTAGTCGTGTAACCTCACCAGCCGCCTGGTCAGCATCTTGTCCATATGAATAATGCACTGACGTAACAGTTGAAGAACCTGTGCTTGTGAAGGAAGCAGTCCAATAAGTACCAGTCCAAGCAACAGTTGATTGAACGTTAGGAAGGAATACACCGGCTGCATAGGACGCTAGTACGACTGGAGTGATACCAGGGTAAATAGCTGCGGTCAAAGAAACAGCCGCTGAAGCAGTAACCTGTGCAGTGGTATAAAGTCGTAAAGGACTCCACTTGACTGGCTTACCTCGGTGGATGAAAGAAATCACGGAAGTTGATGTGGTAGACCCGAAGTAAGGGGCAACCCAGTCACCAGTACTTAACGTACCGTGTGCATTGTTAATACTAAGCACGAAAGGTACTTCAGCCATGAACATCTTCTTATACTTTGCAGTATTAGAATCAGTCATGAACATTGTAGTTTCCTTGTACATCATATTAGTAGACATACCAGTAGGAGTAATTTGCTTACCATCAGCTAGGGTGATACAGGTCTTTCCAGTATCAGCTAGAGTCATTCGGTAATATGTACTGCCACGACCGCTAGTGAATCCATGACCTACAAAACGGCCACTAGGAATTACAACGGCACCAGCTGGGTCGAATGGATCGACGCCAACGGCTGGAAGAAAGGGGTCAACACGGAATTCCTCCGCAGGAACATACCCGACATTTTCTGCGGATACTTCAATCTGAGGCTTCCAATTTCTATTCTGCGCTGGAAAAGCGCCAAACATGTCATTTAACATTATACTTAATTATCTCCTACAATTTTGTGATGGATTTGTTAATCCTTCTTTCTTCTGCTACTACCTCGACCAAAGAAAGATTTACTTAAACCTTTCTGAATTGGTTGACTTTCTCCAACGGTGGCATCACTGTCGTCAACTTCCTTGGATGGAGCCAACTGATTGATAGTACCCACTGATTCATTCACTACAACGTCGATAGGCTTCTTAAGTAGCTTTTCTAATACAGAATTGCTAAATACCTGATAGCCTTTAGAAGCGTTTTCTAATTCAGTCTGAGTGACCTTCTTAGAACGTACTATACTAACTAGAGGGAGTAAATACTCTCTAGAATCTACTAGTTCATGCTTCACAAAATAGTTGTAAAGGAACTCCTTACCCAGAATAACTGGTTCTGGAATTTCTCCACTATAATTCAATAGAGGATTTATGTCTTCTCCGAAGTAAATTTCACTATTTTCTTTAAAATTTTCTAAGAATTTTGTGAATTTTGCCATATCTTCATCAGATAGGGAGTAAGATTCTTTATAAAGTTCTTTCTCTTCCAGTAATTTATCTACATCTTCAACTGAGTTAAGAGTTTTAATTGGAGTGCCATCTTCTAAAAGAATTGGAGAATTTATTGGCATATCTAAATTTTCAACGGATTTATCAGTAGATCTAGCAGATAATTTTCTACTAATTAAGAAATGTTTAGTATCAGTAATAGGAAATATCTTTCCAGGTCCAGCAAACTTATCATCAGCTAACTCTTTACGTACTGAAACAGTCATTGTGGATTCTTTCTTGAACAATTCATCTTCTGGCTTGAGGCTATAGAGTTCACCATAAGTAACGAATACTTCAGGAACCTTAACGCCATCAAATGCGCCCTCTTGTTCTAGGTATGAAACAACAGCATGTCCAACTGCTTCCTCATTCCAGTCACCATAAAAGTTAATCGCTTCATTTTGACAAGATGAGAAAAGTTCTGTGTTTTTAGCCTTAACCTCTCCTTCAGTACCATCAGCTTTCACTAATAGGGCTGTAAAGTCAGTTAAGTAATTCTCATTGATAATACTACCAATAGCTTCTTTCAACTTAGCATCAAATTCAGCAGCATCAATAGACCCATCTGCTTTAATAGCAGTGAGCTTACTAATGTCCTTTAGGGCCTCTTTAATATATTTTTCCATTATTTCTTCAATTCTCCACTCAGCTTTAATGAACTAAGTTTATGTCCTACATATCTATCAGTAGGTTTATCATCTTTATAAATCTGTATCTTTGCAATAGGCACTACATCAGTAGCTTCTAAAGTCACAGGAATTCCAGGAACGATACCTTCTACATGAATAGAGTTTATCTTACCCTTAGCAGTTGAGCCCCATTCCACCATTGAACCTACAATTATGTCAACTGATTCTGAAAAGATTCCTTCGGCTATCATTTCTTTACCATTAAGAATCCAAGTACGTTGGCCTACAGCTGATGAATCCATGAAATGACTATGGTCAATAACTGACTCTTCATAATTCCATTCATATTTCTTCAGTGTCTGGGCATCATAGAAAGTGAATTCATTATTCTTACCTACTTTCTTATCAGCTACTAGTAATTTAATTCCATCTTCACCAAGATTAGCATTCATGGTTCCTGCATCTTCATCTGATGGTGCATTGACATAACTCAATTCTTTTCCTTGAACAGGTCCCATAGTCCAATAAGAACATTGTCCATTGTACATCTGGCCTCTTTCATAAGCTGGAAGTTCTTCACCTTTACGTTTCATATCAGCTATATTCTTACCTGAAATAGATTCCCATACATCTTCAACCCTAGTTCCAATAGAAACGGTGTGATATGCTTTACCTAAAATTCTATCAATAGCTTCTGGGGAGGTCACAGCTGCCACTGTAGCCATGTAGCCGGTACCTTCTAGTGTACCTGGGTAACCTTTCTTCGCTGGAGTCAGGACTTCATCAGCTTTTCTACGAACCATTGATGCAGCAACTAAACGTCCCATTGGTACATCTGCTCTTTCCCCAGGTCCAAAGAACCCCTGTTGGGTTTGTAAACGATGCTCTGTAATGACTGGTTTACCATAAGGAAGTATGAATGAAGCATAACCAGTACGCCCTTCAGAACGATTTTGACCTACTAATGATTGCATAGGGTATAAAGTAAAATTCTTAGTGAGCTTTCCAGTATTAATCGCTTTAATCATTGGGTAAATAGCTCGTACCTCTTTAATCCCTAAATCAGAAATCAACCCCTCGGTAAATTCCGATACGGGCTTATCATAATCTTCTCTTCTATTTTCCACGCCTAGTCTAGTATATTCTCTAGCCCAAATCATGCCGTCTTGTTTATTAAAATACATAACATCCACTCTTATTTTTTATTCTTCATCTGCTAGTAATTGAACTATTAATTCTATGAATGCGTCTTCATCGTTAACTAACTCTATCATGGTATGGCTTATTTCTTGGAATTGCTCCTGTGAATAACCATATCTCCTAGTCATTAAGAAGATAAAATCTTCTAAATCCCCTTCATCTCTAGGAAGGATTTTCTCAACCTGCTCTCGTACAGTTCTCGGCTTAGGCTTGGATTTCTCCACCCGTATCTTAGCCGCTGCTTCATGATCAATCTTAGGCTTATCAATCATATTAGAATAGAGGCGGCTATCATTAACACCCTTCTTATTCTTCAATTTAGCTTGTAGTTGGTCATGGTCTATTGCATTCTTAGTGAACATATCAGTAGCGTGTGCTTCAGCTTTAATAGTTCTATCAACATCAATATCCTCAAAGACTAATTTAACCGATTCTTTCTCAGGATTAGTGTAAGGGTCGAATCCACCTTCCCATAAGATTTCATTAATCAATGGCTGCATTTGCCATGAAATATCTTTCATACACCAGCGTACCTTATCGTTTAAGTTTTCAGTTGCTGTCTGAACAGTACCTAGTGTTCCAGATTCTAATCCTAATAGATATGTACTGATTCCAATGCTGGAACAAGCTCTTGAGGAGAAATACTTTAAGTATCCTTCAACTCTCATAGCTTGTGACTCTGCACCTATTGCAGTTATTTTATGGTTAGCCCCAGTCACAATAAATCCATCAGGAGATTTACGTTGGTGCATTGCATAAGCAGCAACTATATCATTCTGCTGACCCTGTAATGGAGTTGCCGTTCTTTCTATAGTGTGGTGGAACAAGGGCATTGAGAATTTCTGCCACATTATAGCAGTAGTTAATTCTAACTTCCTAATTAAAGCAAAATCCTCTAACCCAGCTAAGATTAAGCCATAGCCATATTTAGTATCTGCTAATTTCTTATAGGAAATATGTAATAAATCAACACCTGGTAAAAGTACATCGTCATCTGATACCTTAGGGGAAACATCTATTAGACATTGGTCGGTAGATAATCTATTTCCTCGGGGATTCAATAAATCTATCTTAGTGACAACTCCACAATTTCTAACCTGCCAGCCATCGAATACACTATCTTTATTGAAGTGGGTATCCATCTTGGTTATGGAGAATAATTCTAATCCTGAAATAGAGTATGGCTTATTCACATATAAAGCACGATTGGTAGATTTATTGTTCCAGCCCCTGTACTTCAGAATCACCATATTCCCTGTTAAGAAGTATTCTGTAACTGCTCTGGATAAAAGAACTTTATAGGGTTCTCCAGTCTGAAGAGACATTGTATTCAGCCTTTTCATTAAATAATCTTTAGGCTTCTTTTCCCCTTCAAAATCAAAGTCCATAAACATTTCTACATATTTATCAACTGTTTGTTTAATAAGACCATCTGTTATATATGCATCATAGGCTAGTTTAATATTACGTCTGATTTTAAGGTCACGACGGGAAAATCCAGCTCCGAAGTCGGACCTGAATTCGCTTAACGTATGGTTAGCCTGTTTAATAGTCTCAGTCTCTGTAAATTCAGAAGTCTTGACTACTGTTAATCCTAGGGATGCTGCTTGCACAATTATTCCTTAATGTCGAATTTCTTAAATCTATCTAATAATTCCATATGGTTCACTGGGTCAGTCCAACGTAAAATTATCAATCTAGGTTGAATGGAATTACCTATTGTTGGCATATCAGGAAGCTTGGATTCAATGATTTTCAAGTCCTGGTGAGTAGTTTCCCATTCTAATCTGGTTATACCCCTAAGACGAGCTTCTTCCCATGAAGCTGAAGCGACTCCAGGTATACAGATAAATAGAGGTATTTGGGTCAGTATAAAGTTAAAATGGACTAATTTAGAATTAGTGAGGGGGAAGTAATTCCAAGAACCATCTTCACAAATAGCCATGTTATCATACTGTGGGTACATAATAGGTAATGTCTCATTAACAAAATCCCTAACACATTGTATTCGTGCATCAAGCTCCTCTTGATTATGGGATGCAAATCTAGTGGTTAGTTGCTCTAATATCTTTTCTTGATTGATTAGTGGTAGAATTCTATCTTCATAATGTTTCAATAACCACACTAAAATAGAATTTACAATTTTATTATAAAGCTGCATAATCACTTCCATCAATATTAAATGGCTGAGTTAAAGGCTTACCTGGGGTGACTCTAGTTTTACTTCTGTAAGAACTAATAGCTCCTCCGATGGTGTTGAATAGTGAGGAAGTATCTCCTAAAGTAGTTTGGTATTTCATAGAATTTAATTGCACAATTGCTGCATCTATTGCATGGATGTATTGTTTAGTATGGGAACTCTTCTGGCTATTTGTCAGAGCTAGGTCTCTCATCATTTGAGTTTGTAAATCAGTACGTTCCTTAGAAATCATATCATCTTCAATCTTACTAACTTCAAAGAAGATAGCATGGTCTATTTGATTCTTGAATTCTTGTAAGACAGGTGCCACTATCATTCCATTCATTCCCAGTACATGTTCTATTCTATCAGTGAAAGTAAAGATTTTATTATTCAGCATAGTAGAAGTTGCATAATTCTGTGAGGACATAATTTTCTGGGCTACTTGATTCAAGATATTAGTGTAACTATGTTTTATAATATTGAAGAATGTTTCCCATTGACCATTCTGAATAATGAGTGAAGCTTGTAGATATGTTTGTATTCCTTGTAATGTACTAATAGATTCTTCAACAGATTTACTATACTGGCTTGAATTCTTCTGTAAATCCTGGGTTATAGAATTAACCAGTCCAGTTACAAAGGCTGATTCTATTGGGTCCATAGTATTACCACGAACTCTTGTTGCATAATTACTTAATTGGGCTACCGTTTCTTGGTCCCTGTATAGTGATAATCTAGTTAATCTATCATCTGGGTATTCATTACTTTTAAGTATGTTATCCCAGACAGATTTTAAGGTATACTGAAAAGAACCTAAAACAGATTGTACTCCGTATAAATCATTTAAGAAAGGTGCTCTAGGGTCTGTAAGATTAGTATAAACATTTCTTTCAGCTTCTATAATAGCTGAAGTATTGACTTTGTTATTAGGCTTAGCTGCTTTATCAGTTAGAAGTACAGCAGGGTTGAATGAAGATGATTGTACTAATTTACTATAGGTCTGGAATATAGTATCGGTAGCGTTAGTGTTGATTATATCCACAATAGCTTTCTGTACTTCAGCTTGGGCATTTATAACCTGTTGCTTTAGGTCACTAACTATTGTGGGTATAGGTGTATCTTTAAAATCTTGTTGTGCTTTTATTGCACTAGGGATATTTTCATTCCTAGCACCCATAGTTCCAGTTACAGAATCACTACCAGGGTCTACCACCTTTGGTACAGTTCTTTTCTTTAATAAATCAATTAAGTTCACCAGCTACTCCTCATAGGTCCTGGACCATTCATTGAAAATGAAGACCTGAAGACATCTACTCCTTCTCCAAGAGACCTTTCCCCTTCTAATTGACTCCAGAAATTCTCTAAGAGTCTTTCATCAGTGAATTTATTAGTTTCATTTTCAATAACTTGGAAATCAGCATTTCTTTCTAAATATCGTTGCCCCATTATATTCTCGAAACATAACCATATTCCATAAGCACAGAATGATAAACAATCTATAATATGTTCATTAGAACTGGAATACTTAATAGTATTTTCAGTTGTCTTTTTAATCTTATACCCTAATAATTGATTCTTTAAAACATCATCTTCAGCTGGGAACTTTAATCTAGATTCTTGGAGTTTAGATTGTAAGATACCAACTAGTAATGGCTTTATGAGTTTCCTTTCAATTTCCCCTGTAAGCATATTAGGAACTTCAACTTTACTCTGAAAAGGTAATTTAATCAATCGGTTATGTAAATCCAATCCCCTTCTTTCAGATTCTAGAACTAGGTCCTCCCACTGCTTTTCTCCTTGGCCTTGGTCAGCTGTGACAATATCAGGGGCGAAGTGCATATACAATTCTATAACTTTAGCGACTGCTGCTGTATAACTAAATTTACCTTTCTCAACTTCCTCTCTATAAATCACTTGCATATCTTGGGTGATTTTATTATATTGTACAACAGCAATATTTGTTCCAGCTTGTACCTTATCCCAGTCAACCCCCATGAATCTGAAGAAGTTAGATGATTCTTTAATATTCTGTTTCCCATAATACATATCATCAGTAGCTGCTCTTTGGATATCTTTAGAATTAAATACAGAGTCTTCACTAGTTCCCACTTCCAGTAAAAATTCAGTCTGGAATTCAGCTTCTGAAACTTCCAATCTAATTGCCCGTATCATTTCTTCAGTGTAATCTTTATTCTTAGTTACAGGTATAAAGATTAAATTAGTAACTTCGTCACCCCCCTGTTTCTTAACTCTATGATAGAATTGCCCAGTGGGTTCCTTGATTGTACCAGCCAAATAGTTTCTAATATGTGCTGAACGATACATATCCCCTACCATAATAGGCTTCAATACACTCCAGTCATCATCAGAAAGGCTCTGTGCCTCGTCCACAAAACAGTTTGAAATAAGAATTCCTTCTGCAAAGAAGTTGTGATTATCTTCTATTGTGAGGTCGTAGACAACTTCTTCAGTTTTGCCAATTCTTTTCTTCTTGTATTCCACTTGATTCGATTTTCCGGGTCTTTCTTGTATTCCCTGTATCTTATTGTAGCACATTCCTGACAAAAGAAATGTCCTGTCTTTTCTTGAACATTGCGAAGAGGGTAAAATTCTTTCTGGCAATATCGACATTTTCTTATTGTCTTCAGAAATGGAATATCTATCTTGTACATCATAGATTCTGGTAGAAATTCCTTTATCATTTCTATTAAATGAGTCCTGGCTTCCATTTGAATTTCTATTCTGTGGTACGTTTTGTATTGTCTCACTATAACTGGGCCATTTAGTTTTTTCGTTAAATATTCTGCTATTAAGATACTCTCCTGTTCTGAAAATCCCTCTGTATGTAGTTGAAAAGTGTATTTGGAACGGGAACCATCGTCCATGAACCATACTGCTATTCCTAAAGGACCTAATTGGTCTAATATTTCTCTTGTAATTATTTTCTTCTTGTTTTGGTAATACAGGTTTGTTATTTCTGTGAATACTGGATGACACATACTCACCGCAATATGGGAGATTTCTCCGTAACCTTGATTCACCTCTGAGTGTGGTGGATTGTGGAACCATCTGCTTAACTGATTGTACTTCCAGTCTAAGTAATCCTTTTGCTTCGGTCCATGTCTCATTGTCAATCGTGCATTCCTGCTCCCTTTCGTGGGTAATGCACAATATCCGTCTCCCAACATTGTTCCTAATAGAACTTGTCTTTCCTGAGCAGTTAAAGTCGTTTCTGGTGTTATCATAATATATAATGTCGCCTTTTAATAATTCATTAGCTTGGATATAACCTCTTTCTGTAAAAATAGGATGGTCTTCTGTACAGCACAATTCCCCAAAAGGAGTTTCCAGAATATTGTACTGTCTATCTAATAATGGGTTAGTTATTCTCTTTAATATTTTCTTCCATTCCAATTGCTCTGTTTTTGGATTATAGGATAGTACTTTTTCCCCTAGCCCTTTTTCTACAATATCTCCAATAGGAAGATAGCCAATATCTGTTAATACCCTTTCTTTATAGGGGAGACAAACATCTGAAGTTAAGCCACGGCAGGATTCTTGGTCTGTTAAGATATACCCAGCTATATAAGAGTTAGTTATAAATGACCTACGCTGTGGAGATGACCTATTGATTCCTTTAGGGTCCTGAAAAGATTTAACAAACTCCGACGAACGTATCCATCCATCTAAGACTTCAAACCAGGCATCAACTTGTTTACTGGAGTTGGCAAAGAAGAGAATTTTCTTATTATTCTTTGTAATTGCGTGCCATAAAGCCAGTACTGTAAGGCACATCGACTTACCCGACCTGCGGCTACAATTATGAACTATAATATCTGAGGCTAAAAAGTTGTGGTCTTCATGTTCAACTGATAAATCATATACATCTCTCAGTCCTATTCGTTTTATATCTGTAACAATTTCCCATCGTCTAGGGGATTTAGCATCATGAATAGGACAATCATATCCTATTGTATTCAGAAAGAAATTTAAATCTATAGGTTCATCAATGAAAACATTACCATCTTCATCAATTCTACAGGTAATTTCTAATCTGAGTAATAGGTGGTGGAGTTCTAAAGCAAGGTCTCTACTATGAACCATGAATGAAATCTGAGTTTCATTGTGTAATAAACGGCCTACTGATTCCCACAAGTGTAAAAAGAATGATGATAAACAATCATCGGTGTACTGGAATACTTCATCATCGAAGGTGCCATTTCTTAAACCACGTTCTACACATTCTTTCAGTATTACATCACTTCTTATCAATGAGCCTTGTATAGAAATAACAGAAGGACTTAATATTTTATCACCTATTTTCAAAGTATCAGTTCTAATCCAACCCTTTTTACGTTCATACACTTCATGGTCTTCACTAGGGCTAATATCAATACCACTACCTAGATTCAGTTTAATACACTTCTTCTGCCCAGATTCAGACCATGTACAATTAGTCCAAACTAATTTATTTTGATAGAAATCAAAACATAAAGTTTTTCTAACGTGTTCTGCTTGGTAAATTGGAATAGGGCGTAAGGTGATAGGGTCTATAACCTGTGAATCCCTACTAAGACAAGCTATATAAACCGTCTTTTTCTTGGCCCGCATAATAGCACGTTGGGAGTAGTTAGCACGAAAAGGCTTTGGTTCATGGTCATCTGAAGGAACTATTAAGAATGTTTCACCAAAAGCTATAGGGTCTTTGTTTATATCAGCGAATAATTCTAATTCTTCAGGACTTAATTTGTTAATATCAATTTGACTAGACATGGTAGTAGGTGTTAATAGATACACCTATAAGAACTAGAGCCTACCTAGACATAAAACGACTAGCGAACGCCGAGGCCTGTCCATAATCACTAGACATACCACCGATTGATTGTCTAGCAAAGTTCAGTGAGGCTAGGCATTGGTCCATAGGCAAGTTAGAATGCGAGAATGGAACGGCTGCACTTGACCGGGATTCTAGTCCACTTCTGTACCTTGTAGTCAACCCACGGCCCCATGCAGGCATTTGGGCAGCGAATTGAATTCCCATACCACCAAACATTTGGCCCATTTGACCCATACCACCAACCAACATGTTAGTGCCAATACCAAGGCCAACGGATTGCATCTTCTCCCTAGCTGTGTGGTGTCCAAATAGTGGTCCAACTATGGCAACGGCCTGGAATGCACCCATCCAGCTAATATGTTTGCCTACAGCACCCCAAAGTTTACCCATTTATCTTGCTCTTCGAAACGGAAATTCTATAGGAGTTATATTAGGAACTGCTCGTCTAGCTTGTTGATTCATATATATCATATCTCCAACGGTAAGGCTGTCAGCTAAACCCCCCCGACCAACATTTCTGCCATGAATAGGAAAATCTATGCCACCAAGTCCAAGTGCTTCAGCCCGTGTTATTTCTGCTTCAGCAGGAAGAATTTCCCCTCTTGTTATTGGTATTCCCATGATAGCAGAATTAGAAGTTCTGCCCCCCCCTGATACGATGTCTTCGTGCAAAAGTTGCTCCTAATCAGCTAGTACCTGACCGGCTTATAGGCACACTAGAAGTCATTGAAACAGGAGCAGTTACTCGCCTTCCCATTCCTCCAAATCTTTCAACATATCTACCGGCACTCATTTCAGCTCCCCATCCACGAGATGCACCCACCATTGCGCCACGAGCACGAATAGCACTCATACGTGCCCAATTCAAAGCATTTCTTGCTCCACCATTAACTAAAGCGGCATTGTGTGCAGCAAAGCCAGCACCTACGGCCAAGGCACCACTGAGTAAGGCTGAACCAAATTGATGTGAGCGTAAGGAATTATAACTATCCTTTCCCAAAGTAAGAGCAGCTCCTCCAAGAGCTATTCCTGCCCCGTAGCGCATCGCTGTGCCCCAAGTACCTTTAGTATTGAAGAATTGCTTAGCCGCTTGCTTCTCAATCCAATTAGCACCCCCTAAGACACCTCTTAAGCCTGCTCTACCCAATCCACCTGTCATTAAAGCCATGTTAATTATTCACCTATTGAAATAGAGTCTTCAGTGTTAGAAGATATGTACAGCACCACGAGCCAGGGCTTCATAATCCATCTGCCCCATTCCACCCATATTTGATTGATTAATCATACGTTGGGCATATTGTCCAGTAGCTCCCATATCACCTCTACGTCTCATCTGTTGTCCATCGTAATAAACTGAAGCAGGGGGCGCTTTAGGAAACACTGAAGAAGAGTATGCATTGGCAACACCTAACGCTGCACCAGCACCAATAATCCTACCTACAATCTTCTTATTCAATGAAATCTTCTTGAATGGATTGTGTGGGTCCATCGGTTCATGTAGGTGTGGCATCCACCCTTCTATTCCTGCTGCTGATTTCCTATCTATTAGGGCAAAACGTGCTCCTGACTCCAAACCTCTTCCAGCAGATTCTAAACCAGCTATTCCAGTCATAGCTGCACCACCTAGTTTAGTCCCCATTCCAATGAGGCCAGTTTTATGTAAAGCTAAACCAGCTATAGCTGCAATACCAAAACCGGCCGCCATCTTCATACGGTTCTCACCACCCTCTCCATGTCTATGGTGGTAAGCCCAATTACCAATTCCAGCTACAGTACCAACTCCCAATGTAATTCCCCCGATGTTCCTAACTCCTGGGTGTGCCCCTAACCAGTCCCACGCCTTTTTCATTCTTAATTAACACTTCGCTTTTCTTTATTAATAAATAATCTATTCAAAGACTTCTTATCTGCTTCAGTGTGCATGTAGTCTTTATCTAAACCTATAGGAATGGAGGTAGTGGAATTATATTCTGAACCAATACCTTTAGGTTCATCATCTTCTGTATACTCCGCTTCAGTTACATTCTCAGCTGCTTGCTTTGCCTCAAGTCTTTGGGTCATTAATTTCTGAAGAACACTCATACTTTTTCCAGTTGATGCAGCTAGGTTAACACGGTCTCTACGTGATGCAACTAATTGACTATGTAATGATTGTTGTTGTTTAGTTATATCTTGGGCTAATTTATGTAACTGAGAAAGTTCTTTATTATAAAATACCTGCCCTGTCTTCTGTACTATTCCACCAACTTTCTGTTCATACATTCCATTCATAGCTATTGTCCAGTCTATACGATGGAGGGTTATTACATTTCGAATCATTAAGGATAGGTTCAATAAGTCAGTGGTGTCTTCTGGTGCTATATCTAATTCATGTATCCAACTGCTGAAAGCTTCTAAAGCCTTTTCTTTCTCAACTCTACATTTAGTTCCAACTAACTTCATTCTTTGGCTATTCGTAGTCATAGCTTTCAATATTGGGCATACTGAAGAGTATACACAAGCTGTACCAGAACATATCATCGGAAGTGAACCCAGTACCATTATATTAGCTTTACTGTATGGTTTACTAGCAACCTTCTCTTCCCACCTAGTATCGAATAATAGTACTTGGGCTACGTAGTCTAAGGCAGTATCAAACTCTTCTTCAGATACAGGTGCAGCTATATCAAAGCGTGAGGCTTCTTCTATAACTTGTACTCGTGTCTTTCTATCTGCTTGCTTAGTCAGGGTCGGGGCTGTAGTAGCTAATTCATTGTCCATTATTTCTTAGTTGTTTTCTTCTCAAACATTTCCTTTCTTATATATTTCTCATTCAGGTTCTTTAGGCTATAATTATGTTTCTCTAAGCATATTAATTTAACACAGGTATCATAATTACTACCTTTATTATAACTGAAGAAAGATTTTAAATCATTAGGCCCCCAGTTAGTTTCCCACTCAGCACGATTTAAGTATTTTAAAGGGCAATCCTTTAGGTAGGCTACATCATAATATAACTCTTCCATAGGTTCTGGTTTTGATTCTAATTGTTCTCCATGAATTAAACAACTATATTCATCATCATCCCAGAACACTAAATGTGCCATGGTCTTTAGGTCCACATTCTTAGAAAGTGGGTGGTCCTCAGGGTATATAATATTGAATGTTCTTGTATTCAATAATGGTTCGTAATTCGAAATAGGAAAATGTAAATCTAGGGTTTTCACAGCACATCACCTCATCACCTTCATACAACCAATTAGAGGATGTAATCCTCTAAAGGAGGAATTGAGTGATATGTATTATAATATCGAAACCTCTAAATTAATATGAGAGATAAGAGTGAACTTTTTGGAATACTTAAAACCAAAAACTTAGGAATTGAAAAGCCTAATAATCTTATACTAAGGCGTTATAGAATACACCTGGAAGAGGAAGTGGAAGGGAGAACCACAGAACCCATATATCTGCCATATTTAGATATTAAAGGTAAGGAACACGCATTCTCCAGAATCATTCCAGCTCAATATATACAACTAGGTCGTGGTGGAACGCATGAAATTCACATAGAAAGTGTAGCCCCTCATATTCAACAAAAGTGGCTGGAAAGGATTTATGAAAAATATATTCCTCATGTTGGAGAACAGTTACAAGACCAAACATGGACCATAGACCCGGTAGCCGCACAAGTAAAGATATTACAAGACCGGGGACATAAAGTAACAGGTATTAAATCTGGCCAATACACTGTAGTATCTGATTTCACATTACCGTATGATGAACGTTTATTAGAAAGAGATGCCAGCGGTAATTATGTCTGGAAACTAGATGGAACTAATCCAGCAGAACCTAAAATATTCCATAAAGTTATCGGTCCTGATAGATTTGGTAATTATAAAGTAGCTGTGAACCCTGCTGTGATGGGCCGATTCAATATCGACCAGGATGGTGACATCTCGGTAGTGAATGAAATCATAGGTCTCACTAAGAAGGGGACGAAGTTTCAAATACATGGTCACATAAAAGCTCCCTTCCAGAAACCTCTGTTTGATGTAAGAACACCTGAACTACATAGTAGTAAGGATGTATACGGAATCTTACGAGCACCTACAAAAAAAGAATTCATAGACCTTTTTAAATTTCACAACAAGCTAAGTCAGGAAATGATTCTTTCCAGAACTATGCAATTGAGTAAGGAAGATGCTTTAAAACAATTAGATAAATCTATAGTTAAAGATATTGTTGGTAGGGTGGTCAATGCTAAAAATGCAGAAGTTAAAGCCTATGCTCTACAGGTTTTAGAAGACCTAGCTGCTAGGGGTTCTACTAGTGCAATTGCTAACCTCAATAACCCAGTTAGAAAAGCAATTTGGGTAGCTGGATTTGGTCATATCCCAGGAATAGCTAAGGGGTTAGGTGACCGTGCAACTGGTGTCTTAAATGATAGTACTGAAAGAATCATTAGAGGCGTTCAACGTAACGCTGGATTGGATGTAGATGAAGCTTTTTTACAACATACAATTGGAATTATGGAGGGAACCTTTGAAGTAGCTAATTCCCCTAAACACTTAACAAAAAGAGGCCTCAATAGAATAGTTGATTTAATAGAACAATTAAGTAGTACTTCCACTGATGCCCTTGCACGGGCTTCTATAGAACATATTTCCGGCGTAGGTTTAGGTTTAAAACATTTCGGACCTAAGGGGGCTATTAATTCACGTATCCCTATAGTACCAAAACGTTCACTCCCCTTGAGACAAGGCCCTGATATTCTTCAGAACTTAATGGATATTGGAGTTGTACAAAGAAAGAGCACAGAATTAGGAGTAGATAGTTTGCCATTGCCACTCCGAGGGCAAATTAATTCTATGGAAATGATGTGGTATGAGCACCTAAATGCTGAAAACATATGGACTCCTTTAGGTGGTGGTTTAACGAAAACATATAAAGAAACCGGGGTTAAACAAGTAGCGTACCTTCACCCCGTAATAAATTATGGGGAGGACGGAACGGTTATGTTGAGTTTTGGTGATGAATTCTTAAAAGACCAGCTTTCACGTAATATAGATATAGAACAATACGGCATCAGAGATTACCGTTTAAAAAGAACAAAATCTGGTTATGGTTCTAAAGGTAATTTAAGATTACCGGGCGAAGTCCGCGGAAGGTTCGATAGAGATTGGTTATTGAGTCATGAAGGTATGAGTGATTTAAACCAGCTATCGAGGGAAATAGGGGTAGAATCTCATATCTTACACAATACACTAGGTAATGATATGCATGGTCCTGCTGCTTTACGTAAAGCAGTTCTTCAGTATGACTTAAAGACTCACCAATATTCAATTGATAAAGCCGTTAAGGGTATAACTGAACATGCCTCAAAATTCAGTGTTCAGGTATTAGTTGAAGAGGCGAAGAATGGTGTCCACAGAATAACTGAATACAATAGGAATTTATTGAAAGCTTTTGTAGGGTTAGATGCAAGAGGAGGAACTATGCACGAACTCCTATCAGATGCATGGGATAAATTCAAGGGGCTGTTGATTCAAGATGTAAGGTTTGCAAAAGGCACAGATTCTAGTATTGGAAAGACATTATGGGCACATACAGATGGTTCATCAATGTCAGGTTCTGAAGGTAATTTATTAGACCCACGTCGTGAGATTCAAGGAATGTTCCAGTCTATAGATCGAGTCCCTGTGAAAACAAATGTAGCTTATGTGATCGGTGATATAGATAAACTAGCTGAAGTACAAATGAAGTACTTCCCTGGCCGAACTAAGGAAGATATAGCTCGTGGCTTGAGAGAGAATATTCACACAGGTAAACAAGGTGTTACGACTGGTTTTGCTAGAATCACCGAACAGGGGGCTGATGATATAGTGGCTGGCTTTGCTGGTACGATTGTAAATCGTGAAGGTGTACGTGCTTTACTAGAGAACTTGCCATCAGTTGTCATTGGTAAAATGACTAGTGGTGTTAAGGTATCTCCTCATATGGAACAGGGGTTGCATATCACTGATGCTTCTGGACTGAGGTATGGTGCAGTGATTGGTACTGAAGAATTATTTGACCATGATGGTTTACGAGAATTCCTGCGTCAGCTTGGGGGACTAGACGCTGAACGTGGAGAGATTTACGAAAGAATGGTGAATGGAGATATGGACGCCTTCCATGAATTGATAGCAAAATCCACAGTGAAGGCTACTATCAATGGTCACGAAACAAACATCATTTCAGCTCCTGGGATGACTATGCACTACTCCAATAACCAAAGTAACCTAGCTGCATTCAACAATATGGGTGAGGGGTATGGTGTTTCAGAATATTTAGGTGGGGAAGGAATCACTGAATTTATAAGAACCGCTACCCATGCAACTATGTTAGCCGGGGGTTTAGAGGAAACTGAAGAAAATTATATGAGTGTGGCACAGCAGGTTATGGAGTCAGTAGCCTTAACCAACACTAAATTAATGAAAGAACATCGTAGCTTCCCTGCATTTAGGGGTGTTAAGGGTGCTGTTAAGTTAGGGGAACATCTCACTACAACTGGTACTAGAGTGTTAGGTAAGGTTGAAAACATAGCTATGCGTTTAGCTGAATTAGCTGCTAGATGATTATAGCCCACGGAATATATTCTTCAGCATCGAAGGCATAACCCACTGCATCACTCATATCAGAACAAGATTTTCCACCTGTCATTTCATAAATAACCACCCCTTTCAATGTGAGTTGTGAGGTTTTACCAGTTGGGGTTGTTCCTTTAACTGTAAGGTCAAATGCCTCACCCATAGCTAAGCCAGCAGAGGTTAGGGCATCCATTTCATACTGAGATAGAATTAATGTTCCTTTAATCTTCTTATTTAGATTAACTGTATATACAACAGATTCCAGTGTTACAGCTGGGAAGGTACCATTACGTGTGGTATAAGTAGCTGAAAGATTACTCCCATTATAATTAGTTCTACAACCTGTCTTCATTAAATCATTGGGAACTTTAACGTGCTCCGCAACATTCGGCAGGTTAATCTTCCCAAAGTGCCCTACATCATTAATGTACTTCGTATTATTCATAATACTTATAATATTGTACCAACTAGTAGAAAAATACACCATAGTTTTCAAATTTTTTAAAATATTTTTCAGTTTTCCATTATACATTTATTCCTTTTTCAGAATTTAATACCCCCACCCTTAATTATACACTATAATTTTATTCCAGTACCCTTATCTTTCAGTACTACGTATAACTGTTTCATAGGAAAAATAGGGGGAGTATTTCAAATTTTTTAAAATATTTTTCTATACTCAATCTACCCCATATCTATACCCACACCCTCATATAAGAACCTATACCTATAAACCTATATACACTTATACCCCCCCTATAGATTGGCTATGATGATAGGGGCACCCTATCGCTTTACTCAGCTAATTTCCATCCTTTATATGTCTTATATTTTCCTGAATAAAGATGGCCCAGCCCAGAACGGTGTAAATCGTTTTCCCTAGCAAACTGAAGTAGATTCATTTCAGGTTGGACAACTTCCCCAGAAGGATTGATAAGTGGCCCATACGGGCTGATTCCTTCTTTTATTTTCCTGTGTGTTTCTTTACTAGCAGAAGACATTGCTAATAGTCTTTTGGGACCATATCCCTGTTCTTTCTGAATTCCTTTTTCAATCCATAATCTTTCTCTTTCACCTGGAAGAAGTCTCCACCCTTTATATGATGGAAGTACTCCTGTAAAAACTTCTCCTAACTTCTTTCTTTTCAGGTTATATTTCCTAGCAGCAATACCTACACCATCTTCCTTCATAGTCTCTCCACTATCATGAATAAATTCACATGGTTTCATTCTTTCTTTAGTTACTTCTTCCATGTGTTTCCTTCTTTCTTCACTAAGATGTGTCCCAGTAAGTCTTTCTCGATTTGCTCTGGCTTTATTTGCACTGCCCTCTTGAGTTTTCCGGTAGGTTCCATCCCATTTCCTGGAGGTTCGGCGTCGTTGCAATTTTAATGCTTTCTTCTCTTCATCTGAGAGTAGTGCATATTCTTCTTTCCTACGCAAACCTTCCTCAGATTTCTGTTTCAGATAAAGGCGTCTATCTACAGAGGCGTTTCTCCACTTAGGAACTTCTCCAACTGTAAGGTGAATGTTGAACAACGTATCTTTATTCAGGGTGTCAAAATAATATTGTTCACGCTCGTTAAGCTGGGAAACATCACAAGTCTCAATGATTCCAAATTCAAACATATCCGCTCCATATTTATTCCATGCATTTTGTAACTTAGGATTACTATGTCGATTTTCTCTCAATTCTTTATGATGAGCGGTTGCCCTCGATGACATTCGTTTAGATTGGCCGATGTACTGGATATCTGTAACAACACAGCGGATGTAGTAGATTCCAGATTGAATTCCGTAATAGTTTTTAAATTTATTCATAATTAGACTATCGCTTACACTAGAGAAAAAATTAGGGGGTATTTTGAAAATTTTTATATTTTTTTTTATATAATATTTTTCGTTACCACGGTATATAGATACACCCTATTGTGATGACTATTATTGAGATGGGTATGGGGTAAACAAACGACCCCTGGGTGCAATTATATTGCATTAACCTATTGATTCTTATGGCGACAACTGCCTACAAAGTTGTAAGGAGAACAGTAATGTTCAAAATTCAGTACTGCTACGTTGACGGCTACAGTCGAGTTACGACTCGACCGGACGTGGAGGTTATCACCTTCACTGTACATGGCTGCCCCCTCAGCCATGTACAGGAGAGACTGATCGGGGTGGTGGTCGTTGAGTCGGGAGTCTACGCGATGAAGAAGGCTTCATCGCAGTCGGACCACGCCTTCATGATGGAGATTAACAGTTTCCTGAACGAAGTCTGGTAGTATCCTGTCCGAAATGACGTTAAACTACTCATCATTGAGACCACGTAACCAATATTAGGTGTGGTAAGGTACTGAAAACAAAGGAGTAATACCATGTTGTTTCAGTGTGAATATAATTCCACTCATTACGAAGTGGAGTTGTCGGAACGATACATTTCAGAATATCGTTCCGCAGTGAAGGACCATTTGAAGTATGGTAGCCCTTCACTGGATAAAGCGAGGAGAACGGCCCATAACAAGCTGGCAGCCCCCCTCGCTGCTATCATCACTTTGTCTCCTATGCATGAGGCATGTGGGGACAAGCCCATAGATATCGCTAGGTATCTGGTGGCTGACCATTTCGATTCGACCTTATTCAAGAGCCAGAGTAAGGTCCAGAGTATTATGGCTCAGTCTTCTGGATTATTGATTTGATTCAGAAGACAAGGTAAACTGCACCTATAAGCAGAACAGCTGGAATGGTTGTGTTGGTAAGGAGAAAAAAATGAGAACGAGGTTGTGGATTCGTGTGCAGTTGGTGGATGGCCCCAAGAATTGGTATCTTGGAGCATTCACGAGAGGAAGGCATGTGGTTCGTGCTCACCAGGCTATGGAAAGCTTGGTCTTGGCTCGTGACGCCAAACTTATTAGGTTTATTACCAAGTGAGTATCATCTGCCCAACCTGTCAGGGAACGGGTTGGGATGGATACGATTCGTATTGCCAGGACTGTAATGGTTCTGGAAGGATAAAGGAGAATTCGAAATGAATAAAATGTTCAAAGTAGTACTGTCGAAGAAAGTCCCAGCAGGGTTGTGCTGGGCCGTTGGAAAATTTCTGTACGTTCCCATGGATACTCCTGATGTGCCAGAGTATTACATGAAGGAAAATGGTACCATTGTGGACTTTGGAGGGGTGTATCTCCAGGTCTCATTAGGGGAGAATTACCGATGAGTCCAGGAATGGTTGTTTTGATATTCTTCCTTGTGGCTGTGATTTCCTTAGCGGTGATTGCATTTGGGTTTGCCGCTTTGAAGTACGGACTGGAATGAGCATCCTCATTCTCATCGTTTTGTGCTACCTATTCGTAAGAGTAGCTGACTTCGTAAGCCTTGTATGGTTTCAACAGGAGGGAGCTGAAATGAGTCTCAAGATTTTCGCAGAACAACTCAAAATGGAGTTAGAGGAGCTGAAGAAAGAGTTGGAATATCTTAGATTTCTTTTCAGCTTCAGAGGGGAGGATGTTTTCGTAAGAAGAGAACACAAGCATACCCTCAGTGGGCTTGTGAAGGCCCACACACGACTCACTAGGGAGCTGGTGGCTTTAGACCCCTATGAGTCCTCGACCCAAAACGCCTGGTATGAGAAATTCATCCAGCTGAAACTGGCAGAAGTGAATGCCCAGTTACGGCTGTACCCGTTTAACGACTAACTGATACGTGAGCTGAGCGACCTCGGTAAAAGGCTCAACATGAGAACAATGCGTAAATCACAAAAGCCTACTGCTATTGCAGCGGCAACCCTACTCGACAACGTATCCTTGATGGATACCACGACCGCTTCCCAGGATTCGCAGAACCTTCAGGAGAATACCAACATGAAACTCGACAACACTCAAATCGTCCTTGATGCCATCGCCCCAGCCCTCACCCCCGAGGCCATCCACCAGGCAATGTATGAGGAGCACATGGCCCGTGCTCAGGCACAGTGGGACGCCAAGCACGCCCCTGTGATGCCCAAGCAGGGGACTCCCAGGTACGTTGGCTTCTACGTCTGTTCCAAGGATGATAAGCTTCAGGCCATCATCGTGGTGAAGAAGGCCCCCGTGGGTGGCACCTTCGAGTACGAACTCATGAAGGTGGTGCAGGTGAAGTCCCTGGTGGCTGCACAGACCTGGGCTATCGAGAAGAAGGTTTCGGACGTAGAGTGCTTCGTGTACTCTGACAAGAGCAAGGCGGAGCTGAAGAACCAGTTGCTCACTAAGGTCTATGGTAAGACCGATAGTGGTCAGACTACCGTGAAGAACTATGTCTTCCGACTCGGCAATCTTGAGAAGACCCACGCACCTCTCAAGGAGATCATCGTCAACGTAGTCAAGGGTCTCAAGGAGGCTGCTCAGGTCAAGGCAGCTGGTAAGGCTGTCGTTCGCAAGGCTAAGAAGGTCTCTGCGTAATTCGTAGTAGTGGCATTGGTACTCAGTGGACTAATCATTCAGTACCAATCCAACCGTTAGGAGGAATAAGAATGATTATCAACATTAGGTCAGCACCTGTGGATTGGAAGAGTGACCCGAGCTACGTCTACATTGGAAGGAAGAACGTATCATGGGGTGTTCCTGAGAGCACCTTCAAGAACCCTTGTGTATTGGGGACTGTCTGTACGAGGTGCAGTCAGATTCACATCACTGGTGGCTCTACGCTGCCCTGTTACCGCTTGTACTTGGAGGAGCGACTGAAGACTGATTTGCCATTCAGAGAGGCTGTACGGTCTCTACACGGGAAGACGCTAGTGTGTTGGTGTAATCCAGCACCGTGTCATGGTGATTACCTGCTATTCGTAGCAGGTCAGTTGAATAAGGAGGATTGATGCAACAGTTAGAATTCGAATTTCCCTATGAAGGGGAAGACTTGGTAAGCCTTGTACTTGATGTATTCGAGGGGTTACTGAAATGAAAGAAATACGTGGCAATCTTTTCAGTATTAAGTGTGATGCAATTTGTTGTACCACCAACAATATACTGAAGAAAGACGGGTCATTGACTATGGGTGCTGGCATTGCCTTGGAATTCAATAGGAGGGTTCCAGGGCTATCTTATTACTTCGGGGCGGTGTTGAAGGCACACGATATGAAGAATGTGCCTATTCTCTGTCAGTTGGGGGTTAATATTGCATTCCCTCAAGGTGAATGGCATACAATGAACGTTGTGTCATTTCCTACAAAGAATCATTGGAGGGATGATTCTTCACTGTTGCTGATTCAGAAGTCAGCACGACTACTTGTGAGGATGGCCGATCATTATGGCTGGAAGTCTATCTGTTTGCCGAGGCCCGGTTGTGGCCGAGGTGGGCTTTTATTCGAAAATGTTAAGCCTACTATTTCAGAAATCCTGGATGACCGCTTTTATGTGGTCACGTATGGAGGAAATTAGAATGAATAAAATCTATTGCGGTGTAGGTTCGAGGGAAGGCTTCAACATGAATGGCCTTCCTGAAGGGGTAGCTATGAAAGCTATTTCAATTGCAAGGTGGCTTCATGAGCGAGGGTATACTCTCCGTAGTGGTGGTGCTAAGGGAATGGATACAGCATTTGAGGAGGGTGCTGGTGAACTGAAAGAAATCTACCTACCATTCAATGGCTTCCAAGGTAGATACACCACCGAACAGGGATGCTATATTCTCAAGGGTGCTGCTAAGGCTGAAGCTGAAAGGGTGGCTGAGAAACACTGCCCTCATTGGTATAACTGTGGGGCATTCGCTCGGTCATGTCATACAAGGAATGTATGTCAGATAATGGGTTACCACCTAGAAGTCTTTTCAGCATTTGTAATCTGTTGGACTAAGGATGGTAAAGACTCAGGAGGAACAGGGCAAGCTATAAGAATAGCACGGGCATACGAGATTCCCGTTTATAATCTCTACAATGAGGCAGATATGAAGGCATTGAATGCTTTCTTGAGGACAATAGCATGAGAGACTTAACATTTAAACCGTTGAACATATACGCCAAATTGGGTTCAGGTGCTCGTGGGCCACTAATCGCTACTGGGTATACACGCCTAGTGATTGGTGGACGTGGAGCCTACCTTGAGATTCATGAGAGCCAGTTTATACTCAGCACCTTGAAGTACGCACCTGGAGAGGAGTACAGGTACAAAACTCAACCAAAGGACTGGACCAAGATAGTTTATTATGGCTATCTTCAGACTCGTGAAGGTAATCGGAAAGTATATCACCAGTTCAAGAAGGTGAATTACGCTGATTACTTGGTGGGGTATTACTATATTTCACCAACCGACATAGATTACAATGGGACCTTATATTCTGAAACGAGTATGAAGCCTCTTGATTAATATCCCCTCCGGTAGTGTTTACCCTATGCGGTTGGGAGCCTATACAAAACTGACATATTTTCAGTTACAATAGGTCTACAATTATTACATTTAAGTTGACAGGGACTGAAAGAGTCCTTAAGGAGTTTCTATGAAACAAAAGCTTGTTATTCAGATTGACACTGCTCATCCAGTGATCCATCGACGGCAATCACCAGGAGTTGCAGATGTCTTGGTAGAACTCGCTGAGCACTTCAGAGAGAAGGGAGTGCAATTGACTAAGTACCCAATCCTATTCACTCCAAAGGGACACTCCAATCTATTCCTCAAAGTAGAACTGGTTGAGGGTGGAGACAATGAGGAATGGGAGCCTTCTATCATTTCTGGGACTATTTGTGGGTGCTGTAATGGTACAGGTCACCCCTTCTTGGAAGAAGATGACCTAAAGGAGTATGGTAAATGGCGTATTTGCCTGAACTGTAATGGAAGTGGTAAGCTATGATTAAAATCACTGTCGGAGAACGGGGCGGAAGTCTCAGCAAGTTCTATTCAGAAACAACTAAGTGGAATGATGAGGAGGCCGTCCAGAAAGTTATAGCAGAAGCTATAGTGACAGACGGACACCAAGCCCTCTTCACCTTCCTCGACATGGTGTACGCCGTGACCCTCTCAGGAGACTCCCTGGAGCGTTACTTGTATGCGTATTGTGAGCAGGGTTGGCCAATACCATTCTACTCTAAAAAGACAACAGAGTGGACCAGAACAAAGATTGGCCATCCAGATTCAGATGAAGAACCATTGGCACTGAATGAGTGCTTCTTCACTGAGTCATTCACACTAATCGGAGACTGGGCTAAGATGTACTTGGCCAATTTGAAATAAGATGCCTAAACCCTTTTATCCTTTAGACTCTTACTCAGTGTCCCTCCGGTATTGGAGGCACTGTTGGGTTTTACGTCAAGGTACAGCTACCATCCTGGCAACCTACAAGTACGAAAACTACTTAGTTGCCAAGGCATGGGGAAGGTGGTTGGCGCGTATCAACAACGTGCCATTCCGTGAGTTCATCCCCTTCCACGTTGACCTTCCTGGTGAAGGAGACGTAGTGACACCACTGACCGGTAATAAGCCAAAGGAGATTCTGAAATGAAACTACCAAAGCAATTCCAACAGAATGCAGTCCGGGACTCTATGGCAAAGATAGATGCCTTAGAGGATTCTTTGCAGGACTATGAGTACTCCGCTACATCAGGTGGGGTTACCATCATCGTAAACGGTGCTGGAGAAACTCTTTCAGTATCCCTTGCTGAAGATTGGATTGACTGGAATGACCACAAATCCATTTCGAATTCAATACTGGAGGCCTCAAAGAAGGCTTTCGAGCAAGCAAACAATTGCCGCAAAGAAGTGGCAATCAATAATCTGAAACAGGCCATGAAGGAGACCCACTAATGATACAGTGTACGTTGGAACGAAATCGCCAAAAGGCTCGGAGTGTTAGAAGGAAGGGATGGAAATGGGCTTCCGTTCGAGCTACCCTCAGTTACAGAAAGCATAAGGTGATTAACAAGTGAAACCAGGACATGTTAGCATCGGCCTCTTAGGAGGTCTGTTTCTGTTCATTGGCGCTATTGTTGCGGCAATTATCGGTACCATAATTGGTGCCGGTATCCTCATGAGTAAGGGCGCTAAGGCTATGAATAAAGCTTTGGAGGAAAAGCCCTCTGCACCAACACCAGTTGCAATCCCAGATATTGCAACATTTCAGCATAATGGCTTGACCTTCCATCTGAAGAAGGTTGATGGTGCATTCTTTGTATCCCAACCTGGTTCCACCGACCAAGAGTGGAAGACTGGTATTCCTGTCAAGAATATGACAGAAGCCAAACGCTTAGCTCACGCAACGTTCCAGGCCTAACGGCTTACAGGAGATATCATGTCTGAAACAATGACAATTGAAACGGCAATCCAGAAACATCGCGAAATGTTGGAGAATGCCATCAAAGAAAACCCCAAGACCATGACTCGCATCCTCTTCATGGATGTTGAGCTTGGGAAGACTGAAAAGACACTGAAGGGAGTAGCTTATATACCTTCAGCCATGAAGACTTACTTGACCAAGGAAGGTCAAGATATCGTAGAGCCGGTGCTCCCTCCATTCATGAAGCACTTGAAGTCCGGAAACTTTAAAGAGGCTCTTCAAAGCATCGGTAAGGAAATTTACCTATACTTGTTGTCTCAGACTGCGGTGAAATTCTGGTCTACCGAGTGCCCAGTTGGAGTTTGTGCCAATTGCCCTCCAGGGTCGTTCTACTACGACTATGATTCTCAGGGTAATCCAGAAAGGATTGTGCTCAACGAGTCCTGGGCAGCGGCACGAGAGATTGACGCTGATGCTGATAGAATGTCCACCCGTGAAAAGTGGATTCCCATCGAGCGGGAAGGCGAATCAGCCGAGACTCTTTGGACCAAGTACCAGGCAGTCTGTATCAAGTGGCCCATCACAAAACGTGTACCTGTGCTCAACTATCAGCGAGGGAAGGCTATTGAGCACTTCCACTCATTGACTGACGCAGACCTGAAAGAGTGGTATGACCTATTCCCACCTCTACTATACAGACGTCAAGGTTTGCCAAAGCCTGATAACGAGGCTGTAACATACGTCACCAAGAAAGATGGCAGCCGATACGTTCCGATGGATGAATACACCAACTTCATCAAATCTCATACGGAGTTGCCAATTGGAATGTTGGACTCCACCTACGACACAATGGATTTGTGGGAGATTACTCCCAAGAAGAACCAACCTGCACCAAAGGGTGGCTGGCCTAACCTACATGCACGGCGTGCCCACGCATTCACCAATCCTTACCGTTTTCTTGAAATTGAAAAGAACAATTTCAAGGCTATGACAAAGGATAATAAAGACTTCACCATCTTAGAGGATGCTCAAAGTGCAGCATCATTCAACCGAAAGATGGACCCACGCATTGCACCGTTGTTAACCTCAACCAAGCAGGCAATGTCTGGCTTGGACGACTCCAAGATGAAGTACATCCTGAACACCAACTTGCATAAGTTGTGTGACAGAGTAATAAATCTCGACCTGAGTGAGAAACACTTCCTATTGCGGGATGAGCCAACAGGCTTTGTCCCAACACCACCAACACGAGTGACCGAAGACACCGGGCTTATCAATCGTTTGATTAAGCATGGCCGTCTACGTGTTCAGGAAGTCCCACATTCCGACCCTAAACTTCGGAAGGCGGGGATTCCAATGATAATCCTGACTGCAACACTCCCCAACGGAGAGCCAGTTGCATTCACTGATGTCAAGCGACAAGGTGGGGAGTACACTGGCCTCACGTACATGTTCATATTGCCCCCGGTATGGGATGCTGAAAAGAAAGCATTTGTACACCCCTTAGACCACATGAAGCAGGAATTCCGTACTGTAGTCACATACACTCGGAAGGAAGGAAGGAAGTTGGTATCACGATTTGATTCGTGCATCATAAACCCCACCAATGGGGTTCAGACCAACTATTTCATGAGTCAGATGGATGGGAAGGGCGAGTACCATGACCATTTTGAGAAGTATCCAGTGAAGGTACCTATTCTTCAAACTGCCATGCTGGAGTACTTAGGTAAGTATGGTACTGAAATAGGTGCCATCATTGAAAATGGGAAGTTAATTCCCAACTACATCGGCATTCAAGTCATGGGTCAATGCGTTGTCATCGACTACATGAAGGATATGAGTGCTGAGGAGATGTACACAGTGGCAAGGGAAGCTGATTCCACTGTACGTCTTTGCATCTCTGGTAATAAGCAGCGAGACCGAAGGGTTAGGACGTACGTAGTGGCTCACCCCAATGGTACTGCCATTCTGGGACCTAAGACTGCCCACATCAGTCGTGTTGGTAAGCAGCGTTCACAGCTTGCCAGAGCTACCCACATGTACAAGGCTGTTGTCTGCGTCTGTAAGATGGACACTCAGACTCAAGTCTACACCACCCCAACAGGTATTGAGAAGCAGAAGACCAACAAAGCCTTCCTTCCTCAGACATTCAACACCAAACTGGAATTCAAGAACCATTGTAAAGCTAACAACCTAGACCCCGAGACGGCAGGTTGTACTAACACCTTCCGAACTTGGCCTGGAAGAACAGTTAAAGTCTGGTTATTCGACCCACGCTTTATAGCTGAGTTGGGTAAATCGGTAGATATCGTTGGCAATAAGTTCATGCCACGACGCACCCCACAGTGTTGGTACATTGAAGATGGGAAAAGAATTCCTATCGACATCATGTTCCCAATACATGAGCTTTCAAAGAAGCAGGCTATTCGAGCCTTCTTAGGAGACACACCACCTAAATCTCGTCGAGTTATCGTGCAAGAGTACGATGAGTCAGGTGAGGTGATGGGGGAAAGGAAGATTGAAGTCATTATAGTTGAAAAGGAATTCTTCCGTACTGGCTCAGCTTCAGAAAACATTCCAGGAAGAAATCGTATCTTCACCGCCAAGGGCATGGACGCCCAAGGAGTTCTTTCAGCATTACATCAACTAGATGAAAACTGGGAAGACCCCCAGCCCGACCTCAATTATGCCGAAGTCATGCAAATGCTAGGCAAACAACTGATTCGCATGTTCCCTTATCTGGCTCCGAAAGAGGAGGAATAAGGGGAATAAAGGAGTTTATTAATATGTCAACCATCGCAGCCACTCTCGCAGGACTCAGCA